TTCCCTGCTTTAAAACTGCTACTGCTGTGCCAGCAGAAGTAATTGGTAGACCAAGCGAAGGGATGCTTGCAGCAGGAACCCAGGATGCAGGAATTCCTACACCTGTACCAAGTGTAGGTCCTGTTCCAGGAAACTCAAAACCTGTTTGAAGAACTCTTGCCATTAAGTTATTCCCATTGAGAAATGTTAAAACCTAACTTATGACTAAACTGTAATATTCAAAAAAAATATTAGTAGAAAATAAGCTATTTTTAATTTTTGTATAACATTTTTTTTAATGTTCTAACATGATTATCAAATTTACAAAATTCACTATTTAAATAATTCATTGATAATCCAGGTGCTTTTTCATCTGGATCGTCAAAAATAAATTCAAACTTTCCAGTTGCAGTTTTATTACAACGGGATAATGTCATACCCTTCATTGTTAAAAATGCAGCAAGTGATAAATCTGATGTTATAAATTTATTATCTTCCATTGTTCCTACTACACTGATCATATCTGTTCTTCCATAGTATTAAAATATAAATAGAAAATATAAATGATTATATTTCTAAAAGTAAAATGATTGTGTTTATCAATAAATAATAAATTTATTTTATTTTAAATCGTCACTACTTGAATTTATTTTATTTGACGGCTTCATTTCGGATAATTCCTTTTCAAATTCAAAAAAGTCAGACACAATGCTATCTTTTTTTAAATCAGAATCATCAATATAATTTTGCTCTCTTCTAGATATTGATGTTGGTTTTGATTCTAAAATTTTCTTTTTATATGCTGGTGAAAATTTTATCCTATTCTGCATTTCTTTTTTATTCACTTTAACCTCAATTTAATTTTACTAAAAAAATAAAGCCAGGTAAGTTTCCCTACCTGGCCTTATTCTAGATGCTATCTAAAAAATTAGATAGACTCTGAGCCCTGGATTGTACCGGAAGCAACGCCACGTGGGTTGACGATACCGATACCGACGATCTCAGAGACAACCCAACCGAGCTTGAGCTGCTTTGGCTCGTCTGCTGGGAGGACTTCGATGTCCTGACGAACTGGCATGACACCTACAAACTCTGGCTCTGCAGTGGCAAAAGCCTTGCCTGCTGGAACAATCTTTGAGACGATGATGTCTGCGCCGAAGATCTGGCCGTAAAGACCGGTCTGGAGGATCTCTCTCTGGGTGACTGGGTCAACCTGAGAAGAGCCTGCTGCACCTGCTGACTCCCAGCTGAGGATATCAGTGAACTCATTGATGTTCATGAAGTACTTTGAGGTTACAAGGTCCCAACGGTCAATCTGACGCTTGAGAGAGAGCATGCCGTTCTTTGAAAGCTTGCCGCTTGTAGCAGTGTCGTTTAGATCGAGTCTCTGGTTGGTGTTCTCGCCGCCCTTGGTGGTGTCAGATGCGAAGTCGAGGGCAGCAAAGACGTTGGCGTCTTCCTGGGCCTGGATTTCCTGACGAGCCTTCTGCTGGGCACGGTCGATGACGTTGAAACGACGACGTTTGACTTCAGCGATACGGACGGTTGGATTGCTGACGATTTCGAACTCTGGAACGGTTACGCGATCACCGAAAACACGGCTTTCTGGAGCGGAACCATTTGAAGAGATAACAACGGCAGCAACGTCGATGTCGCGGTCGTAAACTGGGAGAGCGCCCTGTGGGAGTGGGTCTACAACGAGAGCCTTACGGCCAACGCCTGCGTAGTCTAAGTTGCGGCGGATTGGGGTTGCCATTGCCTGACCGAGAGCTACTTTGCCTTCCTGAGTAAGAAGAGCCTGCTTGATCATTTCGTCGCGCTGATCGTCGTTGAGTGATGGGCCAGATGCAATTACTGCATTTGATGGCTGAAGCTCTTCGATGATTGAAGCGTACTTGACAATCTGCTGAAGGGCCTCTTTTACGTTACCGGCATTGAGTTCGCCGTGTGTATTGAAGATATTTGACATTTTATTTTTCTCCTTAATTACTCAGTAAATTATACGTGGGTGCCCAAGAGGTAGATTGCATAGTACTCTGTTGCTGAAGCTGTGCCGGTTGCTGCAGCTGCAGAGGTTGATACTAATGAGCTATCTGATACAGAATTTATGCCAACTGCAACCTGGACTGTTCCAAGGGATGGTGCAAGCTTGCCTGTTGATGCTGTGCCGTATAGTTTGGTGTTTGGACCGAATGATGATGCAGTTGGTGTTGATGCAAAGGCATCGGCTGTTACGCCGTAAAGACCTGGCATTGTCCAGAGGGTTGCTTTTCCTGAGGCAAATGAGGTTCTTGGTCCAACTACAACGTAGCCGGTGCCTGATGCTGCGGTTGCTGCAACGCCAGAAGCGAATGCAGTGCCCTGACCAACAGTGCCACCGATAACTGTTCCGTAGTAGGTGCCGTATCCGGAGGTACCTTCGTCAAGAAGGCCGAATACTTCGCCTGCAACTGCCTGATCAGCGGTTACTTTTACGTCTACACCGATTGATGGACCACCTGCATCAGCAGCGTAGTAATCTGCAGATACTGCGGTTCCGAAAACACCAACTTCGCCACCAACGATTGTTGGTGCTGAGTCGAGAAGGTCGTACTGGCCGAGTGGAAGGTAGCCAGGAGTGAGTGGTTTGAGTGCCATATTAAAATTCTCCTAAATTATTTTAGTTTTTGAATTGTCTGATTTATAAGTTTTGAAACTTCTTTCTTGCCCTGATCATCGGCTGCCTTTGCTAATTTTTTAAGGTAAACGATGGTTGAGGCATACTTAGACTGGAAATTACCGCTTGGGGTATTTAAGGCAACATATGTTGACTTTTCTTTCGCTTCTAAGCCATTTTCTACCAAGCCTCCTTTGCCCATTGCGTCTGCCAAAGTAACTGACTTTGGATGACTCTGTAGGACGAGGTCCTCTCCGGTTTCTTCTTGAAAACCATAAAGATCTTTGTAGTCAGAAGATCTTTTCTGAGGCTTCTCATTATACATGTCAGTTAGACCAGCATAATAAGACTTAGTAAGTTGTTCTTTGAGACCCAAATTGGCGTCTCCAAAATAAGAAACTCTTGTTTCAGCAGCTTTTCGTATTAACTCTTGATTATTAATAGATTTTGATGTCTTTTTCATTTTATTTAAATTATTTTTTGCTGTTATTGTTATTCCCTCTTTTGCAAGCTGGGATCTAATTAACTGAGAGAGCTTTTCTGTATTTGGAGTTAAACCCAAGAATCCACGATTTCCTCTCACTGCATTCTTAAATGTGGCCTGTAGAGTAAGGTAAAGCGATTGTAAGAATGATTTTGCTGATTTATTTCCAGAAAGACTAGAGTCAACTGGAGCTGTCAATATACCTGGATCATTCTCTCTTATATATTGTATCCAGCTCTTTATATTTGGATTCTTCATCAATATAATTTCTGCAGCATTTCTTATGCCACCACAAGCCATATTATATGCTTGAGTTAGCTTAACCTCGTTTGTTAATTCAATTCCAGGAATGCCAATTAATTTCTGTGTAGCACCAGCAGCAAGAACTCTCTCTAGGAAGCTTATATCATCTGCTGATCCGCCAGCATCTTCACGAGTTTGACGTGGAGTTTCTACTGCGCTACCCCTGTCAGCGATTGTGCCTCCATCAATTGGGCTACCATCCTGATTAATTCCAAGATATTTTGAGAATGCATTATCAATCTGCTTTATAGCATCGCCAGCTTTTAAGACACATGTCATCTCATCATCATACCAATCACCCAAAAACCTATATCCAGCAAGGCCACCTACTGCAGCGCCAATAACTCCACCAATTAGTGTTTTTGACATCATGAATCCAGACGCAGCGCCACCAACTACTCCAGAGGCGGTTGATGTATACTTATTGCCTTTAAAAAAGCCCTCAAGGTTATCCATTGGATGCTCTGATATTGTCTTTACAAATAAGGAGATTGATCCCTCTCCATCTCCCATAAGAGCTTTTCCTGCGGCAATGCCATTATCAAAAAACTCTTTTGACTGTGCCCTATCAGGATTATTTCCAATTTCTTCAATTAAAAGTACTGCGTTAAGGTTATTTTTTATATTTTCTCTCTGCTCTACAGCAGGACTTCCCGGCTCTAGATCGATTGCATCAATACAGGCTATTGCATCTTTTAGCTTTTGAAAATGTTCTTCTGATTCACCTGATGCTGCGGCAATTTTACCAGATATCTTATTCCATAATCCAAGTCCAGCCGCACCAATACCTCCAAATATACCAAGCTGTATTGCTCCAGCTAATAATGAACCACCCAATGCGGCCATACCAACATATCCTTTCATTTTTGAACTGGCTGCTGTAGCATCTGCATCTGCATTAACTTTTGCAGTATCAGTTTTAATTTTTTCTGTATTTGCTCTATATCTTTCAAGCTCTGCATCAATCTCAGCCTGTGTTTTTGGCCTTCCAGTTGATGGTGGGTCTGATGTATCACCAGAAGGGCGTCTTGCTGGTGTATCTGACGGATCACCCGTCCTTGGGCGAGTAGCTCCACCAGAGGCTAGTCCGGCTTCTGCCATAGAAACCTCTCTCTTTCCGGACATGGCAGCCCTTTTTCCTGCTTCTGCAAACTCGTCTGACAGGACCCTTTGCATTTTTGGGCCCTGAGTCTCATTAAAAAACTTTATTGCTTTTTCATTTTCAGTAACAAACCTAATTACCTGCTCATCAGTTGGAGTGCCTGAGGTAAGCGCTTCATACTCTGATGACATCTTTCTTAAATCTGTTGTATATTTTTCTAAAAATCTTACAACATCAGATTCTGTGTACCCAGATCTGTTTGCAGCCCTAAGAATATCTTCAGCACCCTCTGCAATATGTGCACTTTGGGCTAATCTTTCTACTTTTAATATTGCGCGAGATTCATCTATTTTTGAAATTAATTTTATACCAGATTGAAGTTCTGGCCTTAATCTTCCAGCTGCAGTTACAGAATTTAATACTGCATCATCAATCTGTGATCCTCCAATTTTCATTGCAGATTCAGAAAGATCATCGACAAATCTTAAGATTCCTTCAAAAGCGCCTGCTGCAGATGATCTTTTTGATATCATTTTCTTTGTATAAATATCAAATATTTCAGATGATGAAGCTCTCTTTATCATTTTATTCCTCTTCAACCTCAGAGATTGTTCTCTCTATTTTGTATGCAAGCTTTATATTTCCAGATTTTATTGCATCATCTGCCATCTTTTTTAGGTCAAATATTATGGCTGCTTTAGCTAGTTTAACATCATCATCAGAGTAGTCATCATCACTACCTCTGCAGATCTCACAATCTTCGGCCTCATTGCACTGGCATTCTTTTAGGCTCATTCCATCATCTGCAGCAGAAGATGTTCCCAACATTTCTTTATTTAAATTTTTTGTTGCTTCTGCAAGCTCTTTTGTTGATTGGACTGCATCTTTTAGCTGCTGATTATATTGTGGATTTAATTTTTGCACTGCTGATTTTTCAAGAAAAGAATAGTTAGAAAGAATTTTTGATTCAAACTCTTTCATTACTTCGCTATTTTCCCAAGAATATCTGTCTTCTTTTGCCCATCTTTTCATAAAATCTCCACTTAAATAATTAGGGGAATAATAGTAGATATTATAATAATAGGAATTCTAAAGTTCCCTGAGTTGAAGATGGTGGTCCTGTTACTATTGCAACGCCAGGATGATTTTCGGTTGGCTGTTTTGTAGTAAGGTGTCCATCAAGACCTACATATAGAGTTGCATTCAGAGGGTAAACCTGAGTTGTGTCTAATTGATCTGTTGCGTAAATTCCACGCTGGTAGTGAATTGTGACTCTTCCGCTTGATAAAGTTGTATCATCACCTGGTCTATTTGAAATTCTATATATATAATTTACAACAATTTTAAATCCATCATTTATTCCATCACCATCAAAGTCATAGTTAAGTTCTGTACCGGCAGGTACAGTTATAATTCCATTTACATAGTTTAAAAATACAGAAATATCAGAAATAAAACTAGACTGTATTATATGTGGATTATTTAGTGGGCTGCTAACTTCAGATGAGTTAACAAGCTTTCCGTTATCATCAATTGCAATTGATGTTTCTGGAACTTGAATTTGAACTATTTCATCAATCTGAGATTTTGTAAATGCAGCAACACGAGCATCGTCAATTATTCCTATTGGTGCAGTTCCGTCAGAAACTCCAGCAACTATATCGTTTCCAATTACTCTAAGCTGAGCAAAGGCACCGGGTTGAAATTCAGCCGTAGGATCTACTGGTAAACTCATTGGCATTGCATTGCCAGAATGTATTACTTTTAACACTTTATATCTCCAGATTGATCTATAATTATTAGCAAAAAAATAATGAAGCAGAGATATTTTACTATCTCTGCTTCACTTTAAACTACCAGATTAAAATTATCTGTTAATTTTCATAATGGTAGACTTTACCATTCTTGCTGCTTCTCTATTTCCTCTGCGATCAAGATCTGATGCCATCTTTACAAGATTCTTTACAACGAAGGTTCTCTGTGAAGCTTCTTTTACGATATCTTCCTTGATGCTTGATGCTGTTGCACGAACTAGGTCTGCTGCAAATCCCTCTCCCTTATTGCGGAGTGATGCTTCGATTCTACCAAGTCCAGTCATCAGTCTCATATCACTTGCTTTTGCAAGGAGTCCGTCTTCATCATTCATCATCTCATATGATCCATCCTGTCTCATGAGGTTGTTAGTGAGATCATCGTGAGCCATGTTGTGCATTGACTCTATCTCATTATCGACATATGATGCATCATCATCTGATTCGTCTCCATGATCCATTAGGTATCCACGGAGTTCATCATCTGCCATGTCTTCATCATCTTCTGCCAAATCTTCATTCATGTCATCTGCCATGTCTTCATCATCTTCTGCTGCATCTTCATGCATATCATGAGCATTATCTGATAACATTTGTCCATTTAAAGCTGCATCATTATCAGAGGCCTTCTTTAGAAGTCTGAACATTTCTGATGCAATAAGGTCTGCTGCTACTTTTTTCATTTTTTACTCCTTAGCCCCAAAGCATGCTTAAAAGTTCTGCGGTTGATTTTGCTGATGGTTGATCTGATGTTGATTCTACACCAACATTGATGCCACCAAGGTCTCTTGCAATTTTTACTGACTCAACTGGACGAGCAGATGCAACAGATCTCTTGAATGCTTCAAATGCTCTGTCATCAAAGTCCATTATGTCGTCAACCTGCTTGTCAAGAGCAGTCTTGCTCATTGGAAGTAATCCCTTCTTCTGCATGTCGATTGCAACATCGTATGCTCTACGAAGCTTAACTTTGTATGAGTCCTTCTCGTCTTCGGCCTTCTTTGTCTGGAATGCATCATGTACCATATCACGAAGTGCTGCGGATTTTGAGATTGAAGATGTATCAGAAGCTTTCTTTGCTGGCTTCTTGCCCTTCATTTCCTCTTCCTCTTCTTCCTTCTTTGATTTCTTGGCAGCCTTTGGATCAGACTTCTTTTCGTCTTTCTTTGCTGCTCTCATCTTCTCCATTCTCTCGTCCATCTTTTTTGATTTCTTGGCAGCTTCAACGACAAGTTGCTCTCTTCTTGCGCGACGAAGATCGAGTGCAGTTGCTATAAGGTGATCTACACCATCATCTTCCTCTACTGATTCATCATCTGCCATATCGCTCATGTCACTCATGAAATCAGCTGCGTAATCAGCCTCATCTTCTGCGTGATCAACATCATCTTCTGCGTCGTTCATCATATCATGATCCATGTGCATTTCAGCTTCTGCGTAAGCTACCTTTGCAACCTTGGTTAGGGTTGTAGAAAGTGTTCTTGCAACCTTTGTAAGTGCGCCAGAGCGTCCAATAAGTGATGCAGCTACTCTTAGTGATTCAGAGGCGATATTGTCGAGTTCTCTTCTATTTGCACCTGATAGGCGATCTGCACCTTCGTATGTTTCTGCAATCATTGCTAGCTCGTCAGCAGCTTCATTCATTTCAGCCAAGGCAACCTTTAGCTGTGTCTTTACTGAGCTTGATAGCTTGAGTTGTGACTCATCCTTCTCAACGCCTTCATCGCCAACATTTACATTTACTTCTACTGGCTCACCACCAGCAAGGTCTTTGAGTGCGCTTCTTACCTTGTCAATCTCGCTTTCAATTACAGTGAGTGATTCCTCAACCTTCTCTTTTGGAGACTTCTCCTCACCCTCTTCGCCTTCTTCGCCGCCCATAGGTGGCATTTCTGGCATTGGAGGGGCTGGAGGAGCACCCATATCTGGGGCTGGAGGTACATCGCCACCTGGAGGTGGAGGTGGAACTGCTGCGGCTGGATCAGTTGCCTGTGCGCCCTTTAGAAGCATTGCAACGTGGCTAAGTCCTGCTGTTCTGATCTGCTTGCAAACTTCCTGACCATACTCTCTGCTTGTAAACCAGTTCCAATTTTCTGAAACTTCATTTCCGAAGATTTCGTGACCAGTTGCTGCAATTACTTTTCTATCGCCAGCATAAACTTCAAAGAGTGCTGCTGACTTGTTTATGCCACCTGATGCTGAGACTGGCCAGCTTAGCTTGGTGCTAAGGGCTGGACCTGAGTAAGCAGCTCTTTTCTGGGTCTGCTTTACTTTCTCGTCGCCTGGGAATAGCGTTTCTTTTCCGCCCATTCCTTTGGTCTGCTTCATGTGCTTATCTTCATTGTGAGAGAATGGCTTTGATTTGTAGCCAGCTGGCTCTACACCTTTCTCTGAGCCACCCTGGAAATAAGCAAGACGACGCATCTGACGCTCTTCAAGCTCTGCTCTTGAGAGCTTCTCTTTCTTCTGCTCGTCACCTGGGAACATGCCATCTTTGCTGCCCATGCTCTTGGTCTGCTTCATGTGCTTATCTTCATTGTGAGAGAATGGCTTTGATTTGAAGCCTGATGGCTCAAGACCTTCTGATCCACCCTGATGATATGCAAGCTTTCTTCTTAATTCAGCTCTTTTTCTGAGCTCTTTTTCTGTCATAATTTCCTCCATTATTGTTGAGATTAGAGACTTGTTTTTTGTTGCTTCTTTTTTAAGAGAAGCCTGATTGATTATTGAAATATCTGGTATAGCATTATCTAATATAGAATCACCAAGCTGTGGATTACCTCTATCAGCATAATCATCAGATACAGATGCAATTAATCCTTTGCTTCCATCAGTTCCGGTGTAATCTTTTACACCATCAAGATTTTCACTAACATACTCATTATTATTACGCAAAGAATCACTCCAATGTGAAGTCATATTCTGCTCTTCAGAAACAGAATGTGATCCAACTGGTGTACTAGAAGCCTTTATTAAAGAGTTTGTTTTTAAGAATGAGGTTATAATTTTTCTTCTTTCTGATGGTGAGCATCCATCTTCACCACAAGCAGTTTTAACGATAGTATTTAGATGTTGTGCCTGATCAAGAGAAAGTTTTCCTATCATCTCATCAAAATTCTCAACACCGTAATTTATAAATTCTTTCTTATATTCTTTTAGTGATGCAATGCAACGGAGTAAAACCGCACCTGGTTCTGCAGGCTGAACAACAAGAGAATATTCAATTGGCTTTAATCCAACGTTGATTTCTCCCCATGCAGTTCTGCCTTTGACATGGTTACAGTATTCACTTGCTGTCTTTGCAAAGTTTTGACACTCTGAGCATACAGATGTTTCTACTGCAGTACCCATTGATCCATATCTTACAATTCCGGTCTCAACCTTTCTTGCAAGATCTGCGTAGTTGACCCTGTCAAGCGCACAAAGACCAACTACCTGTTTTAGCTTTTCATCATAAAATGTATCTAGAATAATTCCTCTTATTCCATCAACCGATGATGACTCATGGTCTTTGCAGAGCGGCATACCAACCCATTTGCTAGCGGCCTTTTTTAGCTCTATTTCTGGAAAGATATCACCATTGTTATTTTTGTGTGGCTTTACGTTTCCATGCCACTTCCAACCTTCATCAAAATAGCCCCAAGCCTTTTCGCTTCCAACCTTTTTGATTGATCCAGATTCATCCAATAGGGCTGATTCTGCTGACTTTAAAAAGATTATTGAGAAATAAAGAAAGTCGTCTGATTTTGGAGCAAGACTTTTTATTTCATGTGCTAGCTTTGTAAATCTCTCAACAATAACAGGATCTGCCAGTACGGCTTCCTTTGATATGCTGGTGATTGGTGATGGTGAATAACCTATTTTTTTAAACATTCTCTACTCGCTTATTTTCTTGAAAATTAGTCGAATTATTTTCTTGTGTAAAGATTTTTTTTAATTTATTAAAATTTTTATCTTTAGAGCACTTACATTCTGTTTTTTCATTCACAATTAATTTATTTTCACCACAAACACTGCAAATATTTGCAGTTTTTTCTATTGCAATAGACTCTGTGTTATCTCCGTATTTTACAAACATTTTTACCTCGATAAAATTCTTTTATTTAAAATATTTTTTGAAATATAATCAGAAAAATTATTTATATTATTCTCTACATCTTCACCAGATTTTTCTATCCTACTTGATTCGGCTGATAATAAATCCACAAAGTCATCTTGGCTTATTTTTGATTCTAGCGCAAAAATTCCTTCTGCAGTAGTTACAAATTCTTTGCAAGAAAGAGATAGTGATTCTATTTTTTCATCAACACTAGAAATATCTTTTATTTTATTCATTATTATAATAACTTTTTTAACATTTAATAACATTTTAACAATTTTTTTAGATATTCTCTTACAAGATAAATTGTATTCTTTTTCTGATTTTTTAACTAGCTCGGGCTTATCTTTTGCTTTCATATATTGTTCTGAGTTATTTTTAAATGCATCAACTACCAGTTCAAGATCTTCTTTTGTAGACAAAAGAATTTCAAGTGCTTTTGATGCAGATTCTTTTATCTCATCTGGAATTTTTGCACCAGCAATTTTATCAATTGATATAACTTTATACTCAATATTTGATGAGTATCTATCAGAAAGACCTGACAATATATCTGATTTTGCTGCATTTGGAATTGAAACAAATTCAATTGAATGTATTTTTTGATCAAAAATAATTTCTTCTGATGCTCTTTTTATAAATAACGATTTTAATAAATCAAGATTTTTATTTATATTTGTTGCTATAACAATTTTTTTATTTTTATTTAAATCTTTTTCTAATTCAAAAAAAGCTCTTCTTATTTCAAATGGAGTAAATGAGTTTACTGCCAAAAAATTTGATAAAGATCCTGACTTTGTCATTAGATCCTGACTATAAAAATCTTTTGATATTTTTGAAATATGTATATTAGAAATATCTCCAAAGCCTGAGCTTAAGAATTCATCAAAATTATAAACTACTGTTTGCTTCTTGATATTATTATTAAATGATCCCATCTTTATTATTGAAGATGTTAGAGTATTATTTTTATCATGATTAAAAATATCAAAATTTTCAAATGATATTTTCTTTGAAAAAGAAGCTGTCTTTACATATATATTATTTGAATTTGAAAAATTTCTATAATTTTTTTCAAAATTAGAATATTCGCTTTCGGTTGGACTTGAGGAGAAAACTCTATCTCCAGATGATATTCCGAGCATAGAGCTTGCGCCACCGGCAATCTCAAGCACCATTGACACATCAGAAGATCCAAATACACCAAGAGTTCCTGGCTGAATATCTTTTGCAATTTTCTTAACCTTTCCATTTGAACCAACAAATATTATGTCAATTGGAAAAGATACGGAGCCCATGTGATAAGTAACATCCTGTGGCTTTTTATATGGAAATAGTAATCCTGAGCCATACTTCAATTCTCTATATGGCTGCAAACCTGCAATTTTTTCTTCCATAGTTTCTGCTATATCGCATAAAAATGATGCCTTCTCTTCTCCCCCATCTCCTGAGATCTTTACACTTGATATTTTATTAAGATCATTCTTTTTTATAAAAAATACACCATCTCCAACAAAAGAACTTGATTTTGAAAATCCAAGTTCCATAATCTGTTTTAAGTTTGAGCTTTTAACGCCAGATATAAATCCAATGGATGATGGCCTTGATGAAGATAGTGAGTTTGCTATGCAGTAACTTAAATCATCACTTTTTATATTTGAAAAATCAAAATAAAATAAATCAAATTTTTTATCAATTGGAGAAAACCTAAGATCTTTATGCAGGGTGGCACTTTTATCAGATGAATATTTTAAAATTGCATTTGAATTTAAATTAACATTATATGTTGCAATTGATGACCAATTTCCAGATGCTACAAGCGATTTAAACATCTTTAAAGAGGCTTCTTTTGGACCAGGAGTACTTATATCCTCACTCATCTCTCCATCCACTGGACTTATCTTTCCTTCGCTATATCCAAATGGCTCTGCTACAGGCTCACCATCAACTGTATTTACATAGGTTGTATTAAAACTTTGATATGTCTTTTCTGGATAATTTCTTTCAAAAGTTGCAGAATCAAAAGAATTTTTTCCTTCTTTTTCTTCTCTACTCATTAGTGTGGTTGAGGCTATTTTTTTCATATTTTTCTCTTATAATGATTTTACTAGTTCATCGATTACCAACCTTATAAAGTGGCCATCTTTTCCATTTAATATATTTTTTACAAGTGCAATGCTAGTTCCAATTGAAGCACCGGCGGGAGTTTTCTTTGTTGTCATTTCATGTGGATTTAATCTCAAAACTCTATTTTTTAAATTTATTCTTGCTTTATTCTGAGACTCAACAGACATTTTGCTTATAATAACTCTTATTATTTTTGAAATTTCCTCTGCAACATATTTTGGATCACTAGTTCTATCTTGCGCAGTTTTGTTCATTATTTCACCATTAATAATTCTGAGTTAAATGCTGCTTTCTTTGCAGATTCCTTATCTACTCCAGAATTAATACCAGAATTAACTTTAAGTGAATATCTTGTTGACATTTCACCTATTTTTTTTAATGAATTTGGAATATTTGAATTATATATTTTATAGATAAAATCTATATATCTCTCTTCTTGAGATGGCTCCTCTTTTATTACTTGGGCAAATTTTGTTATTAAAAAATCAAAAAAATCAGCCTCAACCTCCATACCATCTAAGTCTGCTCCATCTGCAGTTTCTACCAGATCTTTAATAAGAGATACTGGATCAGATATCTCCTCATCTGGAAGATCATGAGTTTGTGGCTCACCTGGAAAATGAAATCCGCTTCTACCACCAGATTCCGTAGATGAATCAGATTTGCCAATAGTAGGTAGCTCATCCGTTGGTGGTAATACCTGTGGTTTAAAATCTTTATTTCTATAAGATATTTTTCTCATTAATCTTCCTTTTTTGTTTTGCCAAAGCCGCTTGACATTATGCGGTCAGACAAAGAAGATCCCTTGTACCTTGTTGGCTTAAATTTTTTACCACTCTTTGTTTTTAAGTGACCCATTCCAGCAACAAGATCCGATGGAGTAAATATTATCTTTTCTCCATCGGGTCCTTTTGTTTCATATAGTGGAGTGGTCGTTGAACCACCATTTGATGCTTTTTTATTATTCATAAAAAATGAATAAAATATTAGCAGTTTTATCTAACTAAGCTGGAGCGCCTTCTGGTGCCCCTCCTGCTGGTGGTGCACTCAGGCCCGGTAATCCTCCCATATCACCACCACCACCGCCGCCAGACTCTCCACCCGCTGCTGGCGCAACCTCTTCTGGAGGCTCTGGGATAGCCTTATCTGGGTCTAGGGATAGAAGCTCGGACAACCTCATATTTCCAAGAATTGCCTTTTCCTTATTTACAATTGCTTCTTGAATTGATTCCTCACGAAGTCTCTTCTGCTCCTCCTCATATGAAAGTCCAAGGCTTCTGCAAAGAGTTTGTATTGAAATTTGCTTATTTCCAACATAAGTATTTATTGCATTAACATAATCAGATAGATCGTAAAGATTCATATGATTAAAATCAATTACTGGAACCTGAAGTCTCTTTTCTCCATCAACATATTCAAAGAAGTCCTGAAGTTCACAGATTGGAGCAAATATTTTTCTCTCCAACCACTTCTTCATCATATTTCTGAATATATCATATCTCTGCCTAAGAACTTCTAGGCCAACAGATGAAGATGCATAAGTTGCACCTTCAGAATCAAATAGAGCTTTTGGAGCCATAAGACCATTATAAAGATTGTTCATGATAAACTCAAGGTCTGACTGAACTTCAAGTGTAGATCCAGAGAATCCAACACGAGTGATGTCAACACCATTATGTGTTACAATCTTAAAGTCTTTATCATACTGAGCTTCTTCAAGAACCTGTCTAAATGCCTCAAGGTCTGCCTGGGTTGGCTTGTATTCTTCTCCACCAAGCTTTACAAGTGTAAGTGGATTGATCATGCCATCTGCTTGAGCAAATTTTGCTTCACGAATCTTGTCAAGAAGCATTAGATCTTTATAGACAGAAACTACAATTGATGTGCCTCTAATGTCATATGGTGCAGAAAGAAGCTTTAGATGAGATACGTTAAAGTTGTCAAGTGGTATATTTTGTCCTCTTCTAACGTAGTCAACGATATGTGGAGGTAGTCTTGATTTCATTGCAAGATCACCAGGATCTGTTGAATTTACAAGTCGCTGTAGAGTTGCATCTGGTCTTAAAGATACAATTGTCTGATCTCCTATTACAGATCTTTTTACATGCACATAATCTGGATTTAGAATAGTTATTCTCTTCCAAGTTCCAGAAGACTGATCTAGCTCTGCATATGGAAATGCCTCTCCAAGCTTCCAATACTCTAGAGCAACACCATAGACTATGGAGTAGAGGTCTATCTTTTCTGCCCATTCAAGAAAAAACTGTTGAACTTTTTTATTTTTACATGCAATATTTATTTTGCTAATTGGATAAGATGAGTGCAAATTTATTGAATTTCTTACAATTGGATTAGTATCGTAATAAATACGATTCCAAGCATTCATTGTAACTCTATCTCTTGGTAGATTTAGGTTTGCAAGAAGAAAGAGTGGTGAAAATACTTCTGGTGCCATTCTATCAACAGTATTTGTTGTTGTGAGTGGACCCATTGGAGATGAAATTGAGGCTCCCTTTTTGAATCCAGGACTATGAGCAACTACTGCAGACATTTTTGAAATTTCTTTTGCATCCTGTTGTCTAGTTACGGCATTTGTAATTTCTGCTCTTCTTACCTCAGAAACCTGTGACGCTGCAAACTTACTAATCTCTGTTGGTGGTCTATCAGTTCTTCTCATTTTAAATCCTTCTTGCTACATGTGCCAAAACTGGCCTAAGACTTGGTTGTTCACTACCATTTATACCGGGTTTAATAGAAAATCCCTTAGTAATATCAAATTTATATGCCATGTATGCATACATTAGGGCCATCAATCCGTCATTGGGTGATGGACCCTTTACATATGTTTTTACTGGCTGACCACCAATAGTTCTTATTGCTGATTCCATTGATGTGCAGTGATCTATCAGCCATTCTATGTATTCAAAGCTTTTCCATGGAAATCTAATCTTTCCTTTTCTAAAAAGATCAAAAATCTCTTCAACCATAAGATCTTTATTGTATGATACAATTAGCTCATCTTCTCTAAACTTTAGTGGCTTTAGAAGATTTCCGCTTCCTTGTGCTCCAAGAAACCTTGGCCCATAATGACGCTGAAGATCATGGACTACATCCTGGCCGAAGAACCAGTCAGAAAGTCCTTGTTTTACACCAAATCGTTTATACATCTCATGAATTGTTTCTTTTTTATAATCAAAATCTTGCTTTCTTAATTTATGCGCATGTTCTACAAGAAGTGTTCCATCTGGCGCAGATGATAGTATTACTACGCATGAGTATGACTGTCCTATGTTACTATCCTCTCCATCGTCTTTTCCGCCCCAGTCAACGCCAAGATAAACATTTCTTTCTCTTGGATTTAAACTCTTTGCAAATGACCTATCTGCATCTCTACATTTTTCATAAATTTCTGCTCTTGTGATAGGAAGGCCTGCGCCAGAGAAAAACTCCCCAATGACTTCATTTTTGAAAATTCTTTCTGTTTGAAGTGGATTATTTTCTGGCATCAAATTTAAAATATTTTCTTTTGTAAAATATGGAATGTATAGCTGATTTATATGAAAGCCAACAAGCTTGCATTCTTCAGGATTTCTTGAAGGAACCCAAGCACCTCTTTCTATTGCCTCTATTTTATGTTGCTCGCAAGAACATAGTGGACACTTTATTGTATATCCAGAAACCCAAATATCCATCCATCTTTTATCATCAGGAAGATAAAATGGAAATGTTTGATTACAATTCTTACATCCAAGGTGATAGTATCTCTGATCTGACATATCCCAAAGAGATGAGAAATAGCTATTCTTTTCTTTTGGTGTTCCAAAATAAACCTGAACACCCTGACCAACTGGCCCATACTTTGCAGCGGTCAATGTCTTTGTTGCATTTCCTATTGCAGATGCAAACATATCTTGAACCTCGTCAAAGAATATTGCATCAACAGTCATACCACGGATTCTATCGCCATCTTCACCAATACTATCTACCCAAAGTGTTCCAGTATTAAACTGCTTCATTGTTAAATTGTCAACAGCGTTACCGCTTGTTAGTTTATTTTTTGAAATAAATCCACCTTTAGATGTTCTAATAAAGCCTTCTAATTTATCTTGAGAAAACTTTTTTACCTGACCTAAGGATGGAAATGCATGGAGAACTCTTATCGGAGGCTTTGTAAATAGGCCACTATTAGTAAAGAATAGATCTATTGCTGCAGCCATCATTGTTGCACCAACCTGACGACCTTTCTTTATTACGACTGGCTTTCCACCCTTTTGTGTCGATTGCACTCCAATATATCTATATATATCGACCATGAACTTCCAACCATTTCCTATGATTTTAAATTCACTTCCGTCAATAGTTAAATTGTTTTGAATAAAATATGCTGGGTCAAAATCCAAAAAAGAGGTTTTGATTTGCTCAAAACTCTCTTTTTCTTTTTGTTTTAAATCACTCATAAAATAAATTTTACTTATTTAAAATAAATTTGGCATACCATGTCTATAATAATCTGCCATATTCTCAAGTGGGTTTGAATTATTGTCAATACTTGGCCTTACATAAATGACTTCGACTGAATCATGACTTGGTTTTTTCTTGCCATTTATAAATGAGCTTAATTTCTTTGGGCTTATTCCTAATGAATCAAAATTAAGATCCTTGTTGTCTGAGCATCTTGCCAATATTTCTGGCTCAAGAAGGTGTGGTTCAGAGTTAATCATATCTGTTATGTATTTTAGTATAGTTTTTAGGCCAAGAATACGAACCTTATCAGCATTTTTGCCACAGGAGCAATTCTTTTTTGACTTACCACACTTGCACTTCTTTTGTGATTTTGATTTCTCTTTTGAGGCGCTTTCTTTTTTTAAATCTGAAACGGAAGAAAATCCAACGCGAGACTTTATGTCCTGCATCTTTTCTTCTATTGTTGCAAATTTTTCAGTGCTAGCAGTTGCAACAGGAGGGGCAGGAGGATTGTTTCTTGCCATTTTTGAAAAGAAATCGTCAAGCCAACCAACGGTTGTATTATACTTTTCTGTTTCATTTGTTCTTTTTATTTCAGACATTATTAAATCCTATGCAAAATAGTTCTTTATGAACTCAATTCCGTGTCCTTTTGCTCCATCTTTATTTTTCTTTGATGAGAAGGTTCCACGATCCTTAAATATTGGATAACCGCTGTCCATAATTACCTGCATTATTGCAAGCTCTTCCCTATCTGAGAGGTCATATTTTTCTTTTAGAAAATCATAAACTTCCTCTAGTGGCTTTCCGCCAGATACAACAGAATTTATTATTATTCCAGCTATTGCTCTTTCAAATGGTGAAACAAAAAGATTTATCTTTGGGTGAGCTGCTACCTTTTTTATTTCACTTGTAACCTCATGATTATATGCAATCTCAATTTCTTCTGCATATTTCATCATATCATCATCAAGTCCTGCTTTTTTCTTTAATCCCTTTTTAAATGCTTTATCTAGGGTTTTAATATGCTCTTTCAAAAGCAATATATCTTTCATTACCTTTACTCTGGTTTCTTCCAAAAGGGCATCATCAAGAACGCCAGTTTCATCTTTTCTTACAGCTTCAGAAATCTCTTTTCCAAGATTAGTAAGCCATTTTACTGCTCTTTCTGCACCAACAATACTCTTTCCATCATGCTTTGGAATTTTTCCTGGATAAGAGTCTTTTATATAGTCCATAAAACGATCAACTGCACGATCCTCTTCCCAGCTTTTGGGCTTGACTGGCTCATCATCAGTGTCATTTTCCTGCAATTCTAGTTCTTTTTTATAGTCTTCCTTATAAATTGTAGAACCTGGAATTAGAGTGCCTACTTCTGGTTGAGGCGAAAAACCATCATATACTTCGCTATGTTGAAATCCATTATCAACAAGTAAAGATTCATCCTCAGCAAATGACACAATTCCATTGCTCTCTGAGTATGTTACAGAACCGTTTGATGATTTATACATTATATCTCCTAATCAATTAAACTTATAATACCATAATATATGCTTCTAATATTATCATCAGAATAGTAGTTTACAGGATAAGACTGATAAGACTTTGAGTTTCCAATATATAAATTTGGATATATTGGGCTACCAGAAACAAAACTATTTCCAGATAATCTTTTGTGCTCACCTGGAGTCCACTTGCAATCAACCGCACCTCTTTTTTCCATTATAAGATCTGCAAATGGGCACTCTGATTTTTCTTCTATTGATAAAAATACTTCGTAATTTTCTTCTTTATCAGATTCGCTAGAATCTTCATTTATTTTCTTTAAAGAAAATACAGAATTTCCAATGCACTTGCAGGCATCTGGAATTGGAAGTCCAAAAGGACACTGTTTATTTTTTCCTCTAATCATGATGTTTTTACAAAAAATATTAATAGTAGTTAGGATAAATACTTTGATAACATTTTATTTTTTATAAGATACTCTGAATAAAGTCCAGAAAGAGGAATTAATTTAAATAATCCAAGGTCAAATATGTTTGATATTGCTAATTCAGAGTTTGATTCAAGTGCAATATTTATTTCATTTGTAATATAATTTGTTGTTAATCTATTATTTAATATAATTTCTGAATTATCTCTAACGTAATCAACTATGCTGCTATCTATTGATAATCCATATTGAGACGATAATTTTATTGCCCTAAATATTCTTCTTGGATCATTTTTTATTGTTATTTCCGGTAGGATTGGAGTTCTTAATATTTTATATTTAATATCTGAAATACCCATGCCAGTTGGATCAAATATCTCTCCTGTCTCAAAATCTTGATGCATACAATTTATAGTAAAATCTCTTGAAAAAGATTCAACATATTTTATTTTTTCTGGATGATTTTTTTGAACCCATTCCCTTACCATTGGATGCTGATTACTTAAAACTCCTGGAGAAAAATCTATGCCATTTCCATTATAAAAAACTCTAATATGCTTATCTTCAAACATTTTAAATGAAACTTTTTTTGTAAAAGAAAGGATAATTCCAAGCCTTATGCATTCGCTTGATAAGGTTGTAATGTCAATATCTCTATTTTTTATATTTTCATTTAAAAGATAATTTCTAACAATACCACCAACAATATATGGTCTATCAATTGAGTATTGACCACTTATGCTTAAAAGTGCACTAAGAAAATCATTATAATCTTTTAAGTAATCAACGACCAATTTATCCTACCTTATTCTGGTGCTTGTGGAGTCTGCGGAACCTGTGGAGCTACCTGCTGTTTTGGCTGTTGTAGTTCTTGCTCTGCCTCGGCCCTTGCCATATCCATTATTGCTTTATTATTTGACAACATACCAAGCATCTTTGTTACTCTAGTTAAAGCATAAGAATAAGACTCAATTAGCTTACTCTGCGCCTCTGCTAGCTCAGGAAACATTGATGCAATGCCAATTTTATCCAACATAATGTCAAACTCTGCAAGATATCTAATTACACGTCTATCTGATAGTGTTCCTGCAATCTGCTCAAGTTTCTTTGATGCATCATCAACATCTATATCTCCAGATAAAATCTGATCATACTCTCCCTTTGCTGGACCAGGAACTGGACTAACATCGCTTAATATTTCTCTTCCTTTTTCAATATTTTCTTTTTCCTGCTGCTTTCTCTGAATCTGGTCTGGAGAAATTACCTCTTCTACTCCAGTTTCTGCTGGAACGGGAGACTCTACTGGCCCTGTAGCTGCTACAGGCTGCTCCTGATCGACTGGTACTGGTGGAGCTGCCTCCTGAGAATACTTGTACAGAACAGATGCGCCATCGTTAAAGCCAAGCTTCTTAAGCTGATTTGCTGCACGAAAACTAACATCAGATGCTGTAGATTGTAGCCTTATCTTTCCAACCTGAATATCCAGTTTGTTTAAAACTTGGGATATTTCTTCATATTTCTCTGGCTCGACATAATCTTCACTTTCTTTTAAGATTTTATCAACTCTTCTCAGTGCAGTGTTAAATTTCTTTTTCCAATTTTTATAATTTAGCTTTTTTTCGCCCTGCTCTTTTGCATTATTTACATATTTATCATGATCAAGAGCATAATCAGCTCCAATATAATTTGAAGTAGATGTATATGCGTCACCAGTTGCGCTTAATGGAAGTTGAAATGATGCAGTCTTTACGTTATATCTCAAGTGCTCTCCTTGGTTATAATATTTTAACCAATTTAAAAAGTTTTTCTTTTCTTCTTCATCTTCAAAAATATTACTAGAATATTTTATTACAGCATCACCATAATCTAGGCCGTCCCTATGTGTTGATTCATAAATCTTGTGAACACATGCTGCCCATTTTTGTAAATCATACCCAAAAAATGGATCTTTAAAAAAATAATTCTCCATCATTGGATATGCTTTCTTTTTTATTTCTTTATCACCAATTAATAGCGAAGTTACAAAAAAATAAAAATCATTTTTTGTTTTTAGCTTATTTATAATATCCTTATTTTCCCATGCATTTTTAACAAAAGAATTATGATTTTTGCCGAGTAAATTTCTTGAAGCAACTTTTAATTTAAAATAATTTTTTACTTCAGATTCCTTTATATCTTTTGGCAAATTTTTTAAAAAATTATCAATTGGATGATTGTATTTTTTCATGTAATTATAATTTTTCTATTAGTTTGTTTATTATCTTAAGATAAGCATTCTTTTTTGAAGGCTCAATAGAGTTAAATATAGGATCTCTTGATATACCTTCTAGTGCTTTTTTTATAAGATCGTTTGATAGTTCTGGATCTGTATAACTTAATTTTTCTTTTATCCAATCTCTTATTGATATCTCACTATTTAAGTCAGATATTTTTATCATAACACTTCCGGCTGGAGCACCTGAATTTTCACTAGACTTCTTCTGCATCTGACACCTCTATTAAGTATTGATTATATTCTGGAGAATCATGTTTTAAATTTGACATCTTATAATTTAATCTTTCCATAAAAATTAATATAAGTGCTGGATCCATATCCTTCAAAACATCAATAACAACTTCTTTCATTATATTTATTTGATCATTTACAATGTTTACATTTAAATTATGCTCAATCTTTTTATCAGCAAATCCTTCAATATATTTTTTCCAATCCTGCATGATTGATCTCATCATATTTAAATATTCTAAAAATACCCTATCATGCTTTATATTGCCGCCTGCAGCAACTGTGTTATAATAAAATTCCATTCTAGATGAGATTAATCTTTCCATCTCAAGAAGCTTTCTCTGAACATCCATTTCATTTGAAACAATCTCACTTATTTTCTTCTGATATTCAGAAGAGTTTGATACTGCAAGCTTTAATTCATTTTCTTCAGATACCAAATCATCAGATTTCTTTTTTGATTTTATATCCTCAAGCAGATCGCCTTTTATGTTTAGATGTTCTGATCTAAACTTTTGTAAAGTCATATATGATATATGAAGCCTTCTTTTTTTTGGATATTTCTTTTTTAGCCAAGCATCAACTTGCTTAACGGATTCTCCATTAAGCAACATTTTTATTATTTCTTCTTTGTCTGGATGTCTAGCTACTTTATTTGATTCCATTTTTTTTCCTAAAAAAATAAGCCCACGAATAGGCTTATTTTACGAAATATCAGAATACTTTATCTTGAAAAGATTTTAGTCTGATTTGAAACAGATGTTGGAGAGAAAGATCTTCCATCACTTGTCTTAAAGCCCTCATTATAGTTGAATACCTGCTTGGTGTATGGATTTACCCTTACACCATCCGATGGTACTGCAGCCTGAACTCCTGGCATATCTGGGGCGTACCTTGTTGATAGTGAGTGATTTCCCTCTGATAAGATTGGCTTATAGTCTGGCTGCTCACCAAATACGCCATATCTTTTTTCTGGATCAACCTTAGGAAGATCCATTTCATCAAGAATATCAAATCTGTTTTTATATTCAGTTACATTGTTTCTTGGCTCCTGAAGAATTCCAGTAACCTGTGCAACCTTGTATAATCTTTCTAATGCTTTTACTCTTTCTGCTTTATTCATTTTTAGCTCATTACAATTTTGCTTGTTGAAATTACAGTACCTTCGATTGAGTCAAGTCCTCTTTTTTCATTTCTGAATTTTGGAACTGGACGACCCTTTTCATCAAATGCAATCTTACTAAGTGGTAAGCCAAGCTTTGGACAATATAGCTCAATAGAGTTTCTTGTGCGAATCAGATCGCCTCTTCTTAGCGCTTCCTTTACAATGTCCTGATTTAATGACTGTGATGCAGTCTTAATCATCTTCTGGAAGTCCTCTAGAGCCATCTTGAATCTTTCTGGACCAAACTTTGTGCCTATTGTTGATAGAGCGTCTTCTGATGCTTTGTAGTCCTTCTTTGCAACGCCATCAATAACGACATCCATAAGCTGTGCATAAGAGAGTTTGCCTAATTCATCTGACTCTCTAGAGAATGCTACATTATTTACCTGCTTTGCTCCAGATAAAAATTCTGAGTAACCAGAAGTTGAGAAGTCATACTTTGAATTGCCTGATGCAAATTCTGATGGCATTAGAACTTTCTCACCAACCATCTCGACAGGCACAACAAAGCTTCTTTCTCCTGCTGATGTTGCAGTCTTTACCATAAAGGTCATTCCCTTTTTGCTTGTTCCAGAGAACTTTATCTGTGCTCTTGCACCCCAAGAGGAAACCTCAGTTGATACAACTGAATGTGCAAGCTTAATCTGGGATGGAGAATATTTAGATGAAGCGAGAAGAACCTCTTCTGACATTTCAAACTTCTCTCTTAGTCCAGTTGGTGCAGCAACTGATGGTATTGATACTGACTCGGTCTGTCTAAGATCTGCATACTTAGAAAGATTTGTGTCCTTCTGTTTTTTCTGTGCAGTCTTTAATGTGACTAGAATATTCTCTTTGTTTAATTTTACAAGATTTCCTTCGGAAACAACTTTGGATGGAATTCCAACAGAACCGTTTGAAATCTGAACTGGAATGCTTACATAGCTTGTTGTAAAGTCTGGATTCTTGTAGTATGCATTGCAGAGTATGTAGTGTTCATTTCCAGTTACGGTCTTTACCATATCTGGTTTAATTCCCATTGCATTAAGCTCTAAGGTTACTAGCCTTTCTGCTTTCTTTACTAGGTTCTTATTATATGTACCGGAGTCATCATTTGATCCAAATGAAAATAGTACAGAGAATGCATCAGAAAGTGGAGTTGTGCCACCTAATGATACTGGCTTTGACATATCTGCTGCAGTTTTTGATATGCTTGTTTTATTTGGCTCTGGAAGTCTTCCGTAGCTATCACGAAGTAGATCTCCAAGCTCATCACGGAATGCTGTTGCTCCACCTGAGATGTTTAAGAATTTATCATAAAGAGATGTAATTTCATTCTGTGTTATATACTGCTGCTTTGAAGCAACTTTCTTAATAACATTTCTCATATTTCCAATTACTTGGTCTTTTTGATTATTTTCCCATGCAGTATCAAATCTATTTAATACATAATTGCTTGGATATTCTCTTCCAATTTCTAATGAGCGTAGAGCACTTTCTGCTTGTTTCTTTAAATTTTTTAATGACATAGTTTTCACCTAAATAAATTTTTTCAATTCTGGAAAAGTTGAGACTAGAGCTTCTCTTTTTGTCTGAGGCTGGTCATTTAGAAGCTCTTTGAGGAATGAGTTATCTGAAGATGTCTTTTCAATCAATGCTGATTTAAAAATAGAAATATCATCAGATGAAAATCCATATTCATCTGATGAGAATCTTGTTATTGGAATATTTTTGTATGATAAAGTAACATTTCTTTTATCATAATCAGATATTACTTCCCAATCTCCATTTTTTCTTGTCTCAAATTGAGGATTAGATGCTCTAACTAAATGTGGTTTGCCGTCAATATCTTGTAAGGCCCACAATCCATCGTATGGATCGTCAGCAACCTTAAATCTATCAAAAGCAACCTTTTTAAATGAAATAGAATTACTTATTTCAATTTGGTCTTTTACGCCCAAATCTGAAGATTGTTTTTTTGCAAGTTTAATTAAGATATCGTCTAAATAGCTAGACATATGGAAACCTCTGAAGATAATTTGCTTTATTAATAGAAAGACTTTTGTATGAAAATATAATATATCTTATATAATTAATAGTTTAATCAACCTTCTTTCTTAGTGATTCCATTTCTAATAATATTTCCTGTATTTTTTCGTTATTTTTGCAAATTTTTTTTAATTTTTTAAAAATACCACCATATCTTTTTTTATCATTTCTATAGTCTAGATTTCCACGCAGAGCCTTATGAACAGCAGACTGTGTTATTCCTAGGTGCTCTGCTATTTCATTTTGAGTTTTGCCCATAAGAATCATAAATAATACTTTCTTTTGATGCTCAGTAAGCATCTCGCTATTTACAACAGAGTAAACCTCTTCAAGAAGCCTTTCTCTTAGATCGAGAAGTTCTTCGGAGTAAGAATTATCAGCCAAAATTCCGCCTATGCCTTTTTCTTCTGAAAAATTATTTAGCTTAGACTGATCAAATGCAACTTCAACTATTTTGTACTGATAATTCTTACTCTTTAATTTCATTACCACTCCATTGGAATAATACTCTCTATTTCACTATGAAAGTCATCGAGAGATTTTTTATTATCTAAAAAGTACTCTCCCGCATCTTTATAATCTAATGGAAGTTTCAAAAATCTAAGTTTTATTCCTTTATTTATATATTTATTATAAATGGCTTCAGCAGATTTCTGTCCCGGCTCATCTCCATCTAAAAGGACCGATATTTTGTCAGTATATCTTGCAAGCTTTACAAAATGATTTTTTGAAAATCCAGTTCCACATACTGCTACCGTATTCTTTATGCCAGCATCATACATGCTAATCTGATCAAAGTAGCCTTCAACAACATATGCATTTTGATTTAGTAGAATATCTCTTCTTGCTAGATTTAGCCCAAATAAATAATTCGTCTTTTTAAACTTTGAATTTTTATACTTTGGTATTCCAACTATCTCTCTTTCCTCACTTGATAACATACATCTTCCAGCCATTGCAACAGGAGTTCCGTAATCGTCATAGATTGGAAAGGTTATTGAATAATAATTTGAAAACTGACTACTGCCATCATAATCCATAAGGCCTGCTGACTTTAAAAAGTCATCAGAAACATAGTCTGTTAATTTCTTTATATTTCTTGGAAAAAAACCAATTTTGTATTTTTGAAAAGCATCAACGGAGAGATTTCTCTCTCCGAAGATATAGTCCTTTCCAAGCTTTGTTTTCTTGAGATTGTCGTGACAAATCTCAATCAGTTTTGTTAGCTCCTGGACCTCGTTCATCTGACTCCTCTAGTTTGCTTAGTGTAGGTGAGATCTTTTCCATTGCATTGGCCATTATCTCGCTGATTACGATTGTGCAGTTTTTGGTCTGGCAATCCTTTCCGTATGCTACCCCATTAACCACAACCGTCTCTACTTTCTTGTGACAGTTTTTACAATTAAACATAAATGCTTTTTTTGCAGCAGTTACAACATCTTTATTTTGCTTCATGCTTTGCTTTGTAAATGATGATATTCCAGAAATATCATCGCCACAAAGCTTGCATACAACTTCATTTCTATCTACATCAAGGGATCCTTCGGTTCTTCCATCTGATTTCTTGCACCTTGGATTACAGCTTACTAGCATCTTTACTCCATTATATCAAAAATTGTTTCTGTATCTTCTGCCATATTTTCATCATCAGATGGCAGTGAGCCTTCTACCTGACCACTTAGGTACTTTTGACGACATAAATCTTCTACTCCGCCAAAGCAAGCCTCATTTTTCAGATAATCTACCATAAGCTGTCTGCTTGTAAACTTTTCATCAGCAAGCTCATACGTTCTATTGTTTGGTCTTGTAATTACTCCACAGAGAACTGCAAGATCAAGAAGCTCCTCTTCTTTATTAATTAGTCCCTCTGTATATTTTATGGTATAGATAGCCTCACGGAATGGTGCGCCAACCTTATTCTTTTGAATCTTTGCCCTTACCTTGTGACCAACGACAACCTCATTATCATCTTCAATTCTGCTATCAGCAGAATTAATTGGGGCCATATTAATCATTACGCTGCAAGCATGCTTTAGTGCTTTGCCACCTGGAGAATCTTCTGGATTACCATACATTACACCTGGATTAACACGAACCTGATTGATGAAGATCATTGAGACATTTGCCTCTGCAACAGCAGGAGTAAGCTTCTTAAGCTCTGTAGAGAGGAATCTTGGCATTGGTGCCATGTTCTGCTTGCCGATTGCAGCATCGACCTCCATTGGAGTATTCATTGCGGCCACAGAGTCAAGAACAATTAGTCCTAGGTTTTTAAACTTTGGATCCTCTCCTTCTTTTACAAGATCTAGAACTCCCTTGACGCTCTTTGAAGACTTGCCAGTATTCTTGTTTACCGTTGTCTTTCCAAGAAGACCTTCAAAGATCTTTTTTGCATCATTTGTTTTTGCAACAATAACTCTTTTTGTATCGACACCAAGCTGTCTTGCCCAGCCTGCATCATAAGTATATTCTGCGTCAATAAACATTACTGTATTCTCTGGATTTTCATCCAGCCAAGACTTCATGCATAGAAGTGATAGGAGCGTCTTTCCTGAGCTTTCCTTTCCTGCGAGCTGAATAATTCTTCCTCTTGGCATACCGCCAATTCCAAGAGCATAATCAAGAGAGGGGCTTCCAGTCTTAATTACATCATATGTTCCTACTGTTTCAATATCGCCATCTAGATATAGAGTATCTTCTCCAAAAAGAGAAAGGATATCCTTTTCGCCTTCGGTTGGCTTTTTGCTGCTCATTTTTTCTCCAGTTTAATACTTATGATTTAGGTTTGTATCGGAGGGTGGTCTCCAGCCCGCGGGAGGTTGCCATCCCGATGGTTTCTCTGGATTTTCTGCCATCACTGCTTCTGTGTTTATTAGAAGTAGTGCTGCACTAACTGCATTTTTTAGTGCTGTTTCTGTTACCTTTTTTGGATCTACTACGCCAAGATCTAGAAGATTTCCAACCTCTCCGGTGACTAAATTATACCCCACCCAAGGATCGTTATGGTTGCCAATTTTTGCCAAAATATCTTCTGGAGAAATGTAGCCGTTCTCTAAAATCTGTCTGAATGGCTTTTGGCAAGCTGATATAAGAACCTTAGCGGCTGGTCTAAATTTCTCTGGAATTGATGAAATATCAATTGAGAGTGATGCTCTAAGTAGTGCAGTTCCACCGCCTGGAAGTATACCGCTCTCGATTGCTGCCTTAGTAGCGCATACGGCGTCCTCTACCCTATCACCCTTCTCGCGAAGCTCTGCCTCAGTGGAATAGCCTACGCATACAACTGCTGCCTTGCTCTGGAGGAAGGCGAGCCTTGCTCGTACATCCTTTCTGTCGGTATCTGATATTGCAGTATCAAGAGTAGCGTTATAGATTAGCTCCTTCTCCTTAATTGCTGCTTCATTTTTTGCACCACTAATTATGGTCGTATTATATCTTGTTATGTTTATCTTCTTTGCAAACCCAAGAGACTCTACTGTTGCTCCAGATAGAGGATTTCCCTTATCTTCTGAGAAGACAGAAGTTCCAACAAGAATTGCAAGATCATCTAGCCACTGATCGTTGTACTTTCCAAAGTTTGGATATTCAACAGCAACCGCATTGAGTCTGCCGGATCTTCTATTTACAACAAGAGTCTGCAGTGCCTCCTGCTTTATTCCTCTGGCAATAATTAGGAGCGACTTGTTTTGCTCATGTACTCTAGACAGAACCTGCATGAAGTCCTGCATGTGCGTCATTTCTCTATCACAGATTAGAACATATGGATTCTCTAGTGTCACAGGATCTTCACCAGCATTTAGAAGTGCTGGAGTGCAATACCCAGCTCTAATCTCTATACCATCAGTTACCCTAAAGTGTGTATTCTTTCCTGGTGTTGCTTCTGCAGTAACTACGCCATTTTGACCTACAGCTTCAAATGCGCCAGAGATTGCATCGCCAAGGGATGAATCATTATTTGCAGAAATTGTTGCAATACTCTGAATATCTCTTGTTGATGATACAGGCCTTGATAGAGTATTTATCTGATCCAAAATCAAAGATAGCGTATGGTTGATTCCATCTCTAAAATAGATTGGATTTACACCATCCTTAATTACAGTTACTCCTCCACCAAGTATTTCTGCAGCCAAAACAGTTGCGGTTGTAGTTCCATCACCAGCAACATCTGCGGTTCTTCCAGATACCTCTTTTACCATCTGAGAGCCAAGCTCTTCTATTGGATCATCAAGAACAACTTCTCTCGCTACAGATACTCCGTCCTTTGTAATTACTGGTGCTCCAACTGCTCTACCCATAAGTACATTTCTTCCGTATGGACCCATAGTTGTTGCTACTGTTCTTGCTAGCTTATTTGCGCCATCAAGAACCCTATTTCTTGCCTCTTCTCCATATAAAGTAATCTTAGACACCTTTAACTCCTATTTTGTTTTGATTTACTATTGCGTGACAAAATGCAACAGCAATAGCGTCAGCCTGATCAAAAGATTCTGTACCTATGTTACCATTTTTATTTACTCTAGGTGTAAAGCTAGGAAATGTTGCTCTTATAACTTCAAATATCTGATCTTTTGATATTGACTTATTTTTTAAATATTTTGAAATGGTAGATCTTATGTTTGCAACAGTATATTTATCTGTCTCAATTCCAACTGAATCAAGTGATGTTAATGACATTAATTCATTAAAAAATGAAAGAACTATAATAGTTCTTGCGCTACTTCTACCTGCACTAAACCTATTTGCATACATCTCAACTGCTACTGCATCTGGAGATTCTGCAATTAAAAGCTCTCTTACTTTCTTTGAGGCTTCAAGTCCTCTGAAGGCAAGAGAGCCTTTATCAGACCCTGGTGGTTTTATATGCCCATATTTTACAAGATTTATACTGTCTTTGTCAAACTCAATTATTCCATAACCTATTACAGATGAACTAACATCTAATCCAATTACTTTTTTCATAGGTTATGATACTGCAAAAATAAAAAACGCACACATGCGTGTTTGCACATGTGCGCGTTTATTTTATGAAAGACTACTCAAAGTCAAAGTTAAAGCTCTTTGAAGAAGATGCTGTCTTCTTTGCTGGAACATCATCGTCCTCGTCTCTTGAAGAGGAGGTTGATAGTCCAAGCATCTTTGCTACTTCATCAGCTGGCATTGGAGAAATTAGCTTGTCAAGATTGATTCGATCATTAAAGTCAATGAACTTCTGCTTAAATGTTGACTCAAGGGATTCCTTTGGATTTGGAGTTACAGAGTATAGTGGCTGCTGACCCTTTGGACCGCGATTAATTGAAATATCGTATCCAGTTACCTTTCCCCACTTTGGATTATTGAACAAGGTCTGGATTCCCTTGTAGATTTGATTTCCAATCTCAAGAAGCTTGAACTCATTATCTGAGCGATCAAGAACTTTGATGATCCAGTTTGGCTGACGACGGAAGCCGGCTTCCTCAAGCTTCTTAACTAGAGCTGGACTATTTGATGGACTTACAATCTTTCTCTGTGTTCCATCTGGAAGGGTTACCCAATGAATGTACGTCTGAACTGGATTACCCATGATTCGTACAACGTTCTCTCCCTCTTTTAGTCTCATATAATCGTTTTTACCACCACCGCTTTTTGGGGATGGGAGGTCTGCTTCGTTCCAATCAATCTCGCCAGATACTACTTCTTTTGCCATTTTATACTCCTGTTTTATGAATCAAGTTAGAATCAGTTATTTCCAATCAATATCACCGCAGATATCTTTGTTTTCTTGACTGCCACGGCTGCGGAACCCGTGATCGTCACCTTCATTATACTCCGGCGTGGGAGCAAAAGTTGAATAATTTGAGGAAGCCTCTATACCATAATCTCTCCTTAGGAATGATTTTAGAGAATAATGCCACATTGAAAAATACTTTATTTTATTTTCTAACCATAGTTTGCAGACTTTTGCTTTTTCAAGCTCATCCTTAACTGCAATAACCTCATCATCAGATTGAATAAACCACTCTTTTTCTTTTGCGGTCTTATATCCTGCATTTTTTGCCCTTATGAGTGCAGACTCTGCTTCTGCTTTGTCATAGGCTGTTTTCTTTATCGAAATCCATCTTTCAACCTGGATTATCTTTTCCTGACAAAGATCTTGCGCTTCGATTGTTGATACCAAGTAAAGCTCTGCAATATTTGCATCAATAACTTTTGTTTTTGGCAGAGAAGCTGCCAACCTTTGAATCTCAGTTATATCAAGGTTTTCTATCGAAAATTCCTTGGTATTTATTACCTCGCTGAAGCGCATCGTGCCTTCCTTCCTTCCCCTAAATAGTACGCCGCTCGTTAGAGCGGAACTATTCTATTTTTGCTCCAGAGTTTTAATTCTCTCTTCCAGGTCTGCCACCTTTTGAACGAACCTTTCTACTTGCCTCATTCTCTGGTTGAAAGATACATTTAGGAGAAAAAACAATATAGGCTGAGGGGTTGGTTTGTCTAGCGGTGGAGATATTCCGGCAATATTTCCGGCAAGATCGGTTTGGAAAAGACCCCTAAAAGAGTCCTCTCCAAACATTTGCTTTAGCCTTTCGTAATATTCCCATTCCTCTCTTGACAGAGAGATTCTGGTATTTGCAATTGATTTAAAATTAGACATCGTCAGATCTTGTTATTCCTGAAAACTTTCTTAATGTAGGAGATGTTTTATAAAGATTCTTTAGTCTCTTTACTCGATCATCAAGATCTTCATCTGAATCATCAGAAGAATCTTCGTCATCGCCATACTCATCCTCTGGCTCATTATCTGTAGATGACATTCTTCTTAGAGATCTCATTTGTAATGGAGCTTGATTGCGGTCTGGTACGCCTGAAATTCTAGCTATTCTTTTTGATGGAATTTTTGGCCTATCATCCTCATCCTCCTCTGATGACTCTTCTGGCTGCTCATACTCCTCATCTTCTGATTCATTGCTGACACTTTCATTTACAATAGAAAGGCCCATTTCTTTCTTTAGATCAAATTTAATGAAAATACTTAGATCATAGATAAGGTTCTGAACTAAATCTTTGTTTAGCTGATCAGAAAGTGATATCATAAACTCTTGAGATTGAAGTCTTTTATTTATAACTCCAATTTCATGTGAATCAAGATCTGATAATAGAGTTCCTCCGCAGGAGGGGCAAAAGTTTTTTACAAGTGCAAATCTCATTTTTGGGAGAATTTTGAAATTACATTTTTGACAGCTTAGCATGATGGTTCCTCGTTTTTAATTGTACTAATTTTTATAGTTATTGAAGGGCGGGCCAACATGAACTTATTAAATTCTATAGGGAATACTCCTCTTATAAATATTGACAAAAATCTTTATGCAAAGCTTGAGTCAATAAATCCTGGAGGATCAATAAAAGATCGTCCAATGAAATACATAATAGAACATGCAGAATCAAATGGATATATAAAGCCCGGTGACATTATAGTGGAAGCTAGTAGCGGAAATACCGGCATCGCACTAGCAATGATTGGTGCAATGAAAGGCTATAATATAAAAATAATTATGCCAAAAAATATGAGCGAAGAAAGAAAGAAGATGATCGCTGGCTTTGGAGCGGAATTAATACTAGTTGGCGATGGAGATTTTGATGGAGCAATTGCATTAAGAGATAAGCTTTGTTCTGATAATGGATGGTTTACCACAAATCAATTTCATAATAAACTCAATATTGCATGTCATAGGTATGAGATAGGGTCAGAGATTGTTTCGCAGTGTATGAGGGCAGGACTTTGCCCAAAGCTTTTCATTTGTGGTACAGGAACAGGCGGAACACTGATGGGTGCCGGAACTGCTATAAAAAATAGCTTTCCTGGAGTTGAAGTATGGGCAGTAGAACCTTTAGAATCACCAGTAATGGCCGGCGGAAAACCAGGTCTTCACGGCATACAGGGAATAGGTGATGGAAGCAAGTTTCTTGTTGATTTAACCTTTATAAACGGAATAGTTCATGTTTCTACTAGTGAAGCAATAGAAGAGGCTAGGCTATTGGCAAGAACAACTGGAAACTTTGTTGGTATTAGTGCTGGAGCAAACTCTCTAGCCGCAAAGAAATGGCTGGCAACAAGATCATTAAAAGAAGATGAGGTTGCCGTAACCATTCTTTGCGACAGAGGAGAAAGATACCTATCTATGTTTTAGGATATCTTCTTAATTCCAAAAACTTCCATCATTTCAACTAGATTGAGAGACTTCTCTTCCATATACTCTCCAACCTCGCAGATTGCTTTGAATGGTATGCCGTCTTTTAGTGTGGTGACATACTTTTCATAATCCTCAGTCCATAGGGTTAGCCCGATTGTATTTCCTTCAAGGTCTTCGATTAGGTACTTGCCAAACTTTCTTCCAATGTTTTTACCATTCTTGATCTTGAACTCTTTGCTGAGTGCCTTTACTATCCCCTCAACCTTTACTTTTGACTTAACCTTCATAAACTTTATGTCTTTGAATTTGAAGGTGTCAGATCCTCCCTTAAAGAAACCCTTGAAGATCTCGTGTGTATCTCCAGATAGAGTTCTTCCCATTACTTCTCTTTCATTGTATAGGAATTCCTTTCTATCCCACTCTTCTTCTGTTCTTCCAAGATCGGCGTCCACAATCATCTTACCCTTCTTAATTGCATTCTTTACTTTTGTTCGGTAAGAATCAAAATTCTCATACACATCCTTTCTTGTTCTTCCAAAGATATCTAGCGCACCACAGGCGGCAAGAGATTGAATGGAGCCTTTTCCAATGAATGGCTGAGATTCAATTTTGCAAGTCTTTGGTAATGCATTTCCTGTACCTACCCAATCCATCGCTGGAGTTACAGTCTCCTCCTCTTCTTCTGTCTCACCCTTACAGATAATACTGTTACCCTTTAGGAGAAAGTCACAGAAATCTTCAAATGGTTGTGCCTTTAGAAGCTGGGAGATTGCGGCTGGGCCAACTCCCTTTACTGCTGCGAATCCCGTCGCAATCTTCTTATCATCAATAACCTTGTAGTTCTCAGCTCCCTTATTGATATCTGGAGGAGTAATTACAATCCCGAGTCTCTTGCACTCTGCCAAGTATTCCTGTGCCCCATCTGAATTTGGATCAGTAAGATTGAGAGTAGCACACATAAACTCTGTTGGATAATGACACTTCAACCAGGCTGTTTGAACAGAGATAATAGAGTATGAGATTGCGTGAGATTTGTTGAATCCGTAACCAGAGAAGCTTGAAATCTCATGCTCCCAAACCTCTTGAGCCTCTTCATAGGTCATCTTGGAGTGCTCCATGCAACCCTTAATGAAATTTGCCTCTGTCTTAAGTACTAGCTCTGGATCTTTACCCTTTAGCTTTGTTAGCTTGCGAAGATTGTCTGCTTTGTTTAGATCCCATCCGGCGCAATCCTTTGCAATACTCATCATGCTCTCTTCGTAGAGGGAGATCCCATAAGTATCTTTTAGTGCTCTCTCAAGAGTTGGATGAGTATATCTAATCTTCTCTATGCCAAAGCGACGTTGAATATAGGCCTTTCTCTGTTCTGGTGGACAGCTTGGACGGCCTAGTGCATTGATCGCTGCTACAGTATCAACGTCTGTTGGCTTAATCTTCATGCAAAGTGGCGATAGAGAAGACTCTAGCTGAAATACCCCAAGGTTATCTCCCTTTGAAATCATCTTGTAGGTCTTAGGATCGTCAAGTGGAATCTCATCAATTCTAATTTTCTTGCCAGTTGTTTCCTCAATATATTTCAATGTTTCAGAGATAATAATTAGAGTCTTAAGGCCAAGAACGTCCATCTTTACAAGGCCAAATTCTTCTGCCCTTGTCTTTTCCCACTGAGTTGCAGTTACTGTTTCGCCAGAGTCCTCATCAACACCAATTCTTAGAGGAACCATTTCATAAAGAGGGCGATCTCCAATTACTACTCCTGCTGCATGAACTGACCACTGACGAGTAAGGTTTTGAAGCTTTGTAGAGAACTCTTTTACCTCTGGGTATTTTTGCATAAATTTTGCAAATTCTTTATTGCCAGTGATAGCCTCTTCTATCGTGTGAACGTCTGGCATGATAGAAGTAAGATGGTTTGCTATTTCAAAAGCAGAAGACTTATCTCCACCAATTTCAAGAGATCTCGCAACGTCTTTTAGAACTACCTTTGGAGATAGTGTTGACCAGTTGCTAATCTGAGCAACATATTCTTTGCCGTATCTTTCTTTGATATATGCTTTTACCTTATCTGGGTGAGAAAAGTCAGAGTCAATATCTGGGAAAGACTTCTTCTGCTTGTTGTGGAACCTCTCAAAAAGAAGGTTGTATTTAATTGGATCTACCTTTGTAATTCCAATTAGAAATGCAACAAGAGAACCTGCTCCAGATCCACGAGCTGGACCAACAATAACCTCATTGTTATTTGCCCAGTTGATATAGTCTGCAACGATCAACATATAAGAGGAAAAGTTATGTAGCTCTAATACAGAAAGCTCATACTTTACTCGATTCCAGTAGTCTCTCTTTTTCTCTGGAGAGAAACCATCAGTAAATACCTTGAAGCCCTCAACACAACGATAGCGAAGATATGCCTTGTCCTCTGGCAGCTCCTCGCAATTCTCCTGCCACCATACTTTAAATTCAATATAATCTTGCTGGTGCTTTACTGGAAACTGTGGAAGAATGGCTCCACGAGACTTAAGATAGTGAGGCTCTTCACAGGCTGCAGCAATCTTAAGAGAGTTGTTCATAGCGATTGTTCCAACATGATTACCGAAGAAATCTGTAATCTCATGGAATGGCTTTAGGTACATTTCCTGTACGCCATAACGGAAGCGATTAGGATCTGACAGTGGCTTCTTATCTTTAATCGCAAGCATCATATCGTGATATTTTGCATGATCACGATCAAGATAATGCGCATCGCAGGTAGCAACATATGGAATATCGTGCTTTCTAGATAGACCAATCAGTGTGTCGTTTAGCTTTACCTGATCTACATTTCCATCATCTGTCTTAAGAGCATGTGGCTGAATCTCAAGAAACAGCCTATCTCTAAAGACAGACTTTAACCTCAGGACATTTTCTTCAGCTTTATCAAGACGATCTTGGACGATATCTCTTGATAGAACTCCATTTGAACAAGCAGTAAGGCAGAAGATATCCTCATTGAATTCTTCAATGTGATTCCAAGAAATTCTTGGAGTAAGCTTACCCATATAACCAGATGCCTGATTGTTGTAAGCCTCATAGTTTAGACGAAGAATGTTCTTATAGCCCTTCTCTGTCTTTGGAACAAGAACCATATGATTTGACTTTTTCTCAGAAAGATCTGTAGCAAAATAAACCTCCATTCCTGGAATAAGCTTTACTCCAGTCTTCTGTGATGCCTTATAAGCATCGTAATGAGCAGTCATTGTACCGTGATCGGTGATAGCAATAGAAGGATGATCTAGCTCCTTTGCCTTCTCAAAGAGAAGCCCTACATCATTCATTCCGTCTAGTGGGCTACCCTGCTCTGTGTGGTTGTGAAGAGATACGAAAGGTCCGTTGGGCATAAAATCCTCGCCTTATATTGTACGCGAACGAAAAGAGCGGGAGAATTCTACTTCTCCCGCTCTTCTTTTATTTTTAAAAGGCCGTACTATTTTTCAATAGATTTTGCATGAGTTATTGCAATAACTTCTGCTACCCTGCTAACCGTCTCTAAAACATTTACTATAGTTCCATCTTTTTTGGTTGTAGTAAACTCCTCAGAGCAAACTGCATCTGGAAACATTCTGTTATATTCTTCTAGGGTTTTACCTATTGAATCAGGTGCTTTTCTCTGTAATCCTTTTAGATTTCTTGCAGAAATACAGTGATGAGTTGTTCCAGATCCTCTTACTTCAAGCCATCCAAATTTTAGCATCTTTGGTATATCAGCTCTTACTACAAGCCAATCATTTTGAATTGCTCTATCATATGCATCTTTTGCAGACTCTATGCTTTTGTGCTCTATATTTTCCTTTCTATCAGAATATGGATTGCTTGATATTCTTACTACTTTGTCATATTTTGGATTTACCCAATGACTGTGTTCCCTATCTATATTCTTTTGCATGGAAAAAACAGCAACACTTTCATTTTTTTCAAGATCAAAGTACTGAGAGCCACCAATAAGATATCCAGTTTCTTTTTCTATTTCTTTTGTTAGATCATCGGATACGCTTTCTACTAAATTAACACCATCTGAAAATTTTTGTGTTATAAAGTCATAAAAATCATTAGAGGTGCTTACCTGCTCTACTCTATTTATCATCTTATTACTCCTGATTACTCTGCGCTATTAGCGATCACTTCTGCTCTACTAGATCTGCAATGTGAGCGTAGATTGATGCGGTTACCTCTGGATCGATATCGGACTTAGCCATCTTAACGGCTTCCTTTACTTCCTTTAGAGGAACGTTGTATTCATCAACAAAGTCTGCTACAACTCGCTTGCGCTCTTCACGAAGCTCTTTCATTTGAGCATCGAGTTCATTCAGCTGGCGAACCATTGAACGAACATTGTCCATGCTATAGTTGCCATTCTTTACTTCTGTCTTTGTGGTTGTTTCGGTAGATTCGGCGCTCATTTATTCTCCTAATTGTAGTAGTTCTTGGCGATTGTATTTAGGTACGCTTCCCACCACCTACGGTAGAGGGACGTTATTATAGTACCGTCATCATCAGTTGCGGACTGTGCAATCTTTCTCCAGGACAAATCTTTTCCAACCTTCTTTGTATCTGAGGTCCAGAGATCCCTAAATATCCTTAAGGTTTCTATAGTTAATTCTCTTGGTCTCTCAATATCATAAATTGGGATGAAAGTTTTTACAATCTCATCAATTGGTAGGACCTCTTCTCCAGAGTTTAATGCAGCAGCTTTTCTTCTTGATTCCAAAATATCTCTGTGATTTATTACTTCTTCCGTTGTTAATCTCTTTAGCTCATTTAGAACTTTCTGATCAATCTCTTCTCTTGTGAGACCAGCAGATTCTTCGATTATTCTCGCTTCAATTTCTGGCCTCATTTTTGCAACTTTGCTTCTTGCTTCTTTTAATATTACTTTGAGAGCACTGCCCGTAAGATCATTAAGAGAATGCGTAACTTTTGCTGGATATATAATATTAGAATCTGGATGAATTGCATAGTCAGATGTTTGGCATGACTCAATTATGCCTGTTATCTTTTTTGACTTTGCGGCAGAAAGTTTTGGAGTTCCCAATCTATGTGTTACCACAGACCGGTCCTGATTTAACTCTAGATTAAATAATTCTGCAATTTTCTTTAGAATAGTTTCTTCTATGTTTGCAGATCTTTTAAAGAATCCAGGAAGATCAAAAAGATCCTCTACCGTAAATAGATTTTCTTGAATGCCAGTCTCAGAATGAACTTCGGATACAAGATCTTGCAATCCAAATGTTGACTTTATAAATTCCTTATAATCTTCTATATCTTCTGGATTTATTGGGCCACCAAATGTCGTATGCATTGCTGGATTATTCAACATAGTCCACATAGAATATGGATCAAGAAGCCTCATGCAAAAGGCTCTATCGCCATGTTTCTTTTCCAATGTACTTTTTGAATCTTTAATTGCCAAATTTTTTGCAGTAACAGAATCAATAAGTGGAGTCTGATTTATATATATTTTATTTAATTTTTGAGCGGCATTATAAAGATCGCATAATAATCCTAGCTTCTCCAAGAACAATTGAAGACTTATCTTAGAATCTTTTGGATAAGCAGGAAGCACGGAATCATATCTTGCTGGATATGCCATACGCAGCCCAGTAGAAAGATCCATTGTTAAGCTGACTATTGGAGAGCTTTCAGATATTATATTTTCTAAAAAGATCTGCTCTGTTTGGGCTGAAATATTCCAACTTCTTCTAAACTTTTTCTTTTTTATCTCTAAAAGAATTTGCTCTGCTGGTTTAAACCAATTGTATAATTCTGATAGTTGCATTGATATATATCTAAGTTTTTGCACAACACCAGATTGAACTATCCTTGTCCTTACAATTCCATTTTCATCCTTAAATTGAGGATCTCTTGATATAAATGTCCAAGATATATTTAGTGGTTCTTTATTATCTCTTGGAATAAACATGTTTGATTCGGTAAATATAAAATTATCTTTTTGATCCTGAAAGAGCTCTTTCTCAATATAATTAGTTACCTTTGATATATATTCTGAGTCTCCACCAATAGGAAGTACTACTCCATGTGATGAAGAAGTAATCATTGTCCTTGAGGTTGGTGAAGTTGGAAATAACTCAATATTTCTTAAGAATTCCTCTATATTTTTCCCAAAAAGACCATCATAATATATCTCTGCATCTTTTGATTTATCACCCTTAAACCCAAATCTTAGATTTTCCCAAATTCTCTTGGGAGGTATTCCGGCAGATACATCGATCCCTGTTGGTGGTAGACCCCTTGAAGCTAGTATATTATTTAATTCCATTATATATTTATCAGTAACATCATCTGGGGATCTTAAAACGTAATTATTATTTATAATTAGATTATTTGGTGGTGGCCAAAATGCTGGTGCATCATCTATTTTTTGAACTCTTATCTCAAAAATATTATTCTGAGTTGCAGATCCTATTATTGCAGAATCAACATGTGACTGAGTAAATAGACTTCCGCTCCTTATACTTGAATCAACTAATAATAATCTTGACTTATCAAATGAGTCTATATTTTGTATATATCTTGATGCAAACTCAAGACCTTGTTTTGTATTTAGCCTTATTGTGCTACTTGGCATAATGTCAATTATATCTATATTAGACATTTTGCTGGTATCAGATATATTTCTTATAATAAGATCTTTTGGAGCAATGCATAAGTAGAATATTTTGCTTGAATCAGTGCTATCAACAACAATTTCTTTAATCAAAACAAGATAAGGATCTTTTATTGTTCTTTGCCCAAATCTATATGTATAGCTACTTCCATTTATTAGTTTATTTCTATTTATTCCCATAGAGTATAGCTCCTGCTGGGAAAATACCATTGGAGCTGGATAAATATTTTCGTTATAATCAAATCTTACTAAGTCTGGATTTAACTGTATTTTTCCATACTGTACGGCATTTTTTTCAAATATTTTATCTGCTTCACCATATAGCATTCTTGATTCAAGCATTTTTTGCTTCATTGATTCAAAATTTTCTGGATCTCTTTGTTTCATTATAAATTCTATATATGAATCAAGTTGTTTTGCAGCAGTTCCTACTGACTTTGATCCAATTGGCTTTGGAATTATATCCATAATAATATAGTCTATTGCAGATGAAGCCATCCTTATGCACTGCTCAAATCTAGAAAATACAATAGCCCTCTGTGTATTGTATAGTGCTTTATCGTTTATATTTATTGCCAATCCCTTTGACTTCATATATCCAGCAAATATTGTGTCCAAAGAATATGATTCCCTTAATCCTGCTTCTATTTCAGATATATTTCTATCAAATTCTTCATTTTCCATTATTAATATTTTTGGAATGAAAACAGACTCTGAAGAATCATCAGATCTGACAGACTGAAGAGATTCGCTTATTAATCCAAATACATCTGATTTTGCTCCCGTAACACCAATATAAAGCTGAGAAGATTGATTTAGGAAATACCTGGAATAAAAAGATCTTATGCTATTTGCAATATCTGTTGCATATGAAAATGTTATTGCTCTTCCGGTATAGTTTACAACAGATTCTTCTAATATTTTTTTAATCTCATAATTTTTATATGGATCATATAGCAGTATAGATATATTGTCACAAAAATCTTTTGCCGATTTTTCTCCAATGGTTGAAATTATATCGCTTTCATTTATTCCAAATATAAGACCAATATTTTTATATACGGCAGAAGAAATACTACTGATTATTTCTTTGACTGCTGCTTTCTCAGTAAGGTTTGATATAAATGGTGCAGAAAAATCTTTGTAATATTGTGCAATTCCGGCTAGGCTAACAAACTTATCAATAGATACATTTCTCTCAAATAGTCCATCAACATCATATGCGCTAAAAAAGTTTGAATATATAATTTCTAATTTATCGCCAATTATATTGAACGCTCTTGCAAAACTATCTAATGTTGATTTTATCTTTTCATTTAATTTTGGATTTTTCTTTGGTATTGAGAGTGGATAGCTAAGAAAATCTACCTGACCATCCGCAGATACATTTCCCCAATATCTTGACATTTTTAATAGTTTTACAAACTTTCTTATAAATTCTGATGATGCCTCAGATAATATTGATGAAGCAAATTCCTCTGCATTCTCTGGAATATCAGAATATGATGCAAAATATTCCTCTGTTATTCCAGGCATTAGTGTTTCTATTAATCCATATTTTTCAATAATTTCCTTAGTATAGAATAACTGATCTGACTTATTTGCAACAGCCCTTGGGGTTGTAACTGCCTCATCTGCATATTCATCTGGCATATCTGAAGTATCTGCAATATCAAGCTCCGTTGTTCCGCCTTCTTCTGAAACAATAGTCGTACTCTGAACACCACTTATATATCTTTTTACATAAAAATCAGTTCTTGATGGATAAGATAGTTTACCATATTCCCATGGAGATTTCTTGAATAATCCAGATGATGATTTTTGTCCAATAATATATAATAAACCACCTACTTTAAAATAAAGTCTCTGATCATTTATGGCGCTCGTTAGTTCTTCAACACTTCTTGCCTGATTTGGCATAATATACCCTGTTGGAATTGGATCATTTTCACTAAAAACTTTTATTATTCCAATTCCATCAGTATATTTTGAAGATACAAGTGTTTTAAGTATTGTATCTTCACTTCCGGACAATAACGATAATATCGCTTTTTTACTTATACTTCTAGATGTATGTGATATTGAAACGGACGAATGTGTCTTAGAGAATAGCCATGACTGCTCAAGAGTAAATCTATGACCGCTATCACAAACAAGACCAAGATCCTTTATCAGATAAAGGTCTGCTTCTCTTGCATCTTGTGCTAATGCTATTTTTGATTTCTTAAACAAAGTATTAAGAATATATCTTTTTGATGATGCAGAGACTACATTTCCAATAACCGCCTCAACGTGAGGTACTAGATCATTCATCTCTATTCCATAGTTTATAAGAACCTTTACTGCAACAATAAGAGAGTCTTTTCCTTTTGAGTTAAAAATATTTAAAAGAACATTTCTTATATAATTTTTGCTAGAAGGATCTTTATCAAACATAGATATAGATACTTTCTTTCCACAGATTGGATAAGCTATCCTTGATAGTTGATTGTGGTCGGCAAGACCACCATCTGGAGCGGTTGGAGGATAATATAAGTCTTCCTGTCTAAATCCAAAGTCTTTATTTGTTAAGATTTCATCAGACAGACTTCCTGGTATATTTGGTATTGCAATAAAGTTAATCAATCCTTCATACTTTTTTGAGCTAAGTATTGATGAGCCAACTGCCGAATCACGACTTATGTGACATGGACAGCTTGCGGTATTCCTTGAAAATCTATATCCTATCTTAAATCCCGTCTCAAGACCTTCGCTTGCAACACCCTCTCCTGAATATTCATTATATGCAGTGAGTTGATACTTTGGAATTTCCATATCTTCACTTTGATAAGTCTTTCTTACCTTTGCAAGACAGGCATAATCCTTTCTTTCCTCTAGGCTCTTAATAATTCTTTTATCTTGCCTCATTGATTCTGAAAGCTTAATGAGTGAGGCGGCACAAAGAGTTTTGTTCTGAAAGATTCCTCTAACGCCAGATGGTGAGGCACCAAGATGCTTCAGTTTATCATTTCTTATTATATGTCCAATTACGTTTGTAAGTATTTTTGACTCTTGTGATTCATCAACTGAAGTTGGATCATATATCATTTCATTTATCTCATTCCAATTATAACTTCTGTTTAGGAATTTTGATAAGATTGAGTCAAATTCTATTTCTGATTTTTTTGAATATTGCTTTTTTATAATTGATGATATAATGTTTTTAGCATCAGATGACAGATTGTGAGGCTGAAGATTTAGCTCTGATTCTGATATAAAATCTCCATTTTCCTTAAAGAATGAATATTGGTTCTCATTTCTTGAAAATTCAATTAACTCATCCTTATATTCTGATGGAACCTGAGTTACCTGACCACAAACACCGCATGTAATTGTATTATATGACTGCTGGTCTAAAATATTCTCACCTGTCTGAAAATATTTTTGAATTTCATTATTTATATAAGATGACATATTAACATCATTTAGGACCAAATCGTCAATAACAGATGATAAGTCTATAGTGTCAATTAATGCTGTTGATGTTATTTTTTCTATTTTTTCTTTTATTGCATTTTTTGCAACTTTTTTCAATGCTGGTAGTACGCTTATATATATAGCATCTTCTGCTTCCTCAGTCTTGTCTTCATCTAGTTTTAGAGAAAATCTCCTTACATATTTTCCTATTTTTATGTTAATATCTTTTTTTCCTTTTATAAGGAAAAATGAGTTCATAAGACTGTAAAAAAATGAGCTTATATTTTCAAGTGTCGTTTTATTTTCAAATAATCTTTTTGTAATTGAAAATCTACTCTGAAATTCCCACTCGGCAGACTTTGTTTGTGTCCAATCCTGACTTAATAGAAGTGGATTTTTTCTTCTAAACTCAAAAATAAGCTCTTTAATCTCCCTATCTTTCTTTAGGCTTTTTTCAAAGAATTCTCTAAGCTGATCAAAGCACTTATCTAGTGTGCCACTAATTGCTTCATTACTTAGTTTTGAAAGCTCTGCAGACTTTTCCTCCATCTGTCTTATAAATTCAGATATCTTTGCATCTGATAATATATCAGGATCTTGCTCATCTAATATGGATATTGACTGCAGCACTGATGAATCAAAAGCATTAAAAACTGATCTTGATAGTGGAGCCTTGCTCTTTGGAAGATCTATCTTTGGAGGATTATTCTCTGAGTTTAACCGAAGTATAACTTCCGATATATCTTTTTTCTCATCTGCTTTTACTTCTGGTACTGTTTTTACAAGCTCTTTTTTCTTAATATCTTTTTTAGATATTTTCTTTGCATCCAAATAGTCGCTTGCAAATTCTTTTATAAAATCTAAAGTTAAAATTCTAGTTACTTTAGATATAGAATCTATTGAGGATTCTGTGTTTCTATCCTCTATGTATTTTACTAAAAATTTATATATATCGCCGCCTAAAAATATATCTGAATTCATCGTTCCAGATGATAGCTCTAATATATTTTGTAAAATAGCTCCAGATAGATTTGCATTTACAATTGGCTGAACCTCTATATCTCTTGCTCCATCTAGATTTAATATACTTTTGTCAAATGCTCTTAGTGAGTTTAATGCTTGTGATGCAGAAAGAACAGTATTTTCACCAGCAGCACCATCTGGATGAATTAATATGGAATGAAGTATTGCCTCTGTTTTGTTATCAAATGGCCCAAAGAAATGCTCTGATGGCGAAAAGGACTGTCCAGATGTTACATACCATCCGTATAAATCTTCTTCTACTGTCTCTTCTTCTATAACTGCCTGCTGTTCTACAATCTCTTCTCTTTGGGTATCCTGCTGGATAAAGCTGCCCCTATATTTATTGAATGTAGACTTAATAGCCTCTATTAGATCTTCTGAGTCAAAGTCAGATGTTAGCATTATTGTGCCAGCAGCATTTACCAGCATCCTTCTGTCTTCTTGGGCCAATGTATTATAATCTGGTGACCCAAAGAGCTTTTCAATAAAATCAGTATTGTAATAGAATGGATTATCCCCAGCTAAAATTGCCTGCTCTGCTTCTTTTATTGCAGACTCTGAGATACTTATTCTATCCTGAATTGATGGCTTTATTTCTTCTGAAGGATTAAAGACTATATTTTTATACATATAGTCTATTTCTTCTAAGCTCTGTGCTGTCTTTTTAATCATATTTCACTCTAATTAAATAATACTTTTTAATATATTTGAAAAAATAGCAGAAGATTCACTTAATGCCGATCTTATTCCCTCATCTTCTGTTCGTGAAGATGGAATTAAGATCTTTGAAGAGTCTGTATCTATTTTTAGATCAGATTTTCCGCTAAGTTTTATATGGAATATTTTTTTCATTAACTCTTCATATTTTTCCAATAATACCAGATTATCTTTTATATCTTCTAAAGATACAAGAGTTATAAACTTATAATATTCATCATTTAGTATTACTGCCTTTGGTGAGCTTGAAAATAGTTTTGATAAACTAAATCCATCTTCATCAAAGATACTCATATAATATGGCCTTAGAGTTTCTCTTCCAGAGTGTTTTGATGGAAGAAAAAATCCAAATACTTTTTTATTTCTAAATGCCTTTGGCTTTATTTCAAAAAAGCCACTGCAAAACTCACAGGTTATATCATCTAGCTTCTTAATTTCAGAGATAATGTCTCTTGAGCTTTTACTTAAAAAATCAAAATCTTTTATATTTTCAATTACATCATTATAAAATATGAAAATATCATCTTCATATTTTTTGCTTATCTCAATAAGAAGATCTCCCTCATCTATATTTAGGCCAAGATTATTTACTTTTTTTATGCTTTCATTTATATATAATTGAATGCACAGCAATATTGTCAATACCCTGGCTCTCTCTCTCGCAGCCTTTATCTTTAGGCCAGCTATTCCAGAGTCTATTTCTAGTATTTTTTCTTTTATTTCATTTTGAAATGATTTTAATATATTTTCTTTTGATACACGCTCATCTTTATAGAGATCATGAAATGTAGTTCTTGATTCTCTAAATATTTTTATTGCAGACAAAAGCTCCGAAAGGCTTCCTGCAATCTTTTCAAAAGGAATCTGTATAAATTCCTCTTCGATTGCAAGAAGCCTTTTTGTTGATGCATCGCCTTTATGAAGCATCTTTTTAAGATATTCTATCTTAAATTCTGATATTTCTCTTTCTGTATTTAAATATTTTAAATAATCTTGTTCCATTACTTTAGAAGCATATCACGAATCTTTTTATTTCTGGAGAGGTTCTTTAGTCTTAGATTTGCGGCCCAAGGAGAGAGTCCAACCTCTTCTGCTGCGTCCTTAATGCTATAGTCCTCTAGTGAGATTAGCTTTAGGATCTGAGAGGTCTTATCATCAAGACCATCGCAAATAGAGGCTATTGATGCCTCTGCCTCAAGAACATCTACCTCTGCCCTCATATTTCCAAAGATGGAATCCTCATTTCCAACCGAATCAATGAAGAGAACTTCTTCATCAAGGTTTGCGCTCATTCTTGTTCCAATCTCAGAAAATAGAACTTCCTTTTTTGCTGTCCTAATTTCTTTCTTGTATACCTTGTCACAAGATGTGCATTCACGAGAGATTTCGTCTCCGTCCTTCATTTCAGATTTAAATGATCCACCACCGCACTCGCATGTATCTGGCAAAGAGGCATTTTCAGAAACAGAGAATGCATTATTAGAAAGTTTGTTCTTGCTGCGAATTTTTGAAATTATCTTATTGTGAAGGTGAATGTGAAGAAATGTACTCAGCTTAACATTCTTTGTAGAGTCGTAAGACCTTACACCCTCTATCGCAATTATTGCAAGCTCCTGCTTTACATCTTCTGGAGCATAATTTGGAATAAACAATGAGTTTGACATCTTAAATAGAAGTGGATCAATCTTCTTTAGAACTCGATCAAGCCCTTCTCCTGTGCCTGTATTTACATAAAATTCTTCGTTGTAAAGCTTTACATTGCCTTCAAAGTGATTGCTCATATTTTCTCCGTTTGGTTATTTTATTAATCGGCTAGGAATCAGTTAATCAGACCAGTTGCTAATACAAAGCTCTTTGTAGTCACAGAAGTCGCAGAGCTTTGAGGGCTTCTTCTGCCAAGTATCTTCTTTTAAGATTAGGTGTCCATATTTTAAAATCTTCTCCTTACATTTTTCCAAATCGTTCATCGTGAATTCCCAAGACTTTTCCTTGCAATCGTGCTTTAGAAGAGTGTAGCTTCCAGAAATCTTTTCTAGATCGGGAAGCTCATTCTTTAGAACCATCGCATAAACGAGCAACTGAAAGCTGTCGAGGTAGGCGGGGTTCTTCGTCGTCTTGTAGTCCACTACTTTATAAGCACCGGGGCCGGTGCGGTCAACCCTATCTATAAATCCTTTGAGAAAAAAATCTCCGATGGTTATTTCGAAGGGTTTTTCTACCCAAAGAACGTTAGGGAGACCCTTGGTCTTTATGTCATTTAAGTAGGACTGCATTATCAATTGCATGTTTTTATATTCTGGCTCCAAAAGATCCTGATTGAAGTCTTTTATTGCAGCCTCCATGCACTTCTTCATTAGGCCGGGATACTCTGTTGATGGAAGCTGATTTTCCATTAAGAATTCATGGAAATTTTCAAGTGCTAAATGTAGACATGATCCAAACTCAAGATGGACCCATGGTTTCTTTTCTATTGGTGGTTTCTCTACATAGCCATACCAATATTTCTTTGGACAATCCTCGTATGTTTTTATGGATGATACTGAAAGCTTTATTTTTTTTGGTGTTGAATTTTGGTCTTGCATTAGAATATTTTACTCATAATTGGATCTTGAATCCAGGAAAAAACTCTTGGGTTGCCAACTTGTTGTCCTAGGTCCAAAGGTCTTGGTGTAATCTTCTGAATAGACTGAACCCACCTACACTCTCTTGAATCAAAATAATAAAATACCATTTTACCAGTCTTTGGGTTTATAAAATATCTTACAAGGTTGCTGCTCTGCACTGAGTCTAGTCCCACTCTGAAGTTATAGGAGTCAGATCTCGGTGCTAGCGTATCAACTGGTCTGTTTATTATTTTTATTGCTTGTGCAGTCATTTTCTCTGGAGTAGATCCATCAATTATTATTAATCCAGCCTTTGGATCAAAATCAAGGTTATTGTTTACTGTAGATACCTTTGATTGATATGGTTGCTCATTTATTAAAATTTCAAGTCTGAAATTAATAAAGTCTAAGCTAGTTTTTCCTCCGTCAAATTTTTTATACTTATCTCTATCTGTTGCCTTCATTTCAAGGTCTACAAATTCTATTGATGTCTCTCTTGCTGGTGTGCCAGATTCTGTTACAGCAAGAGAGTCAACAACCTCTGCGCTTGGAGGAAGAATATTTATTCCCTGATTTTCTTCAAATCTTCTTGTTATTGCATTTACAAAAGTTCCCCATTCATGTTCAAATATATCTGATGAGTCAGCACCAGCGATAGCAACAAGCTTTAAAAGAACACTATTGCTGGAGGTTGGAAGCAAAAGCCTCGTTCCCGTTAGGAACTCAGATTCTATAGTTGGATCAGTACCATCAAATGTATAAAATACAACAGATGGTACGTTTGTTTCTACCTCGACATACTCTGGTATGCCTGATATTATTTGGTTTGTGCTTTGAACTACTGTAAGAATGATTGCCATATCTTAAGCAGATATATTACCAGTGTAAAAAGAAATTGAGCTATCTCCATTTATTTTTGAAACATCTAGTACGTTTTCAAATCTTTCCTTTAGAGAATCATCGTGCGTAATAACCAAAATCTTGTATTTATTTTCAAGCTGCTTTATTATATTTACAAACAGAGTCTCTACGCCACTTTTATCTAGAGGCGAATTTATCTCGTCAAGAAGCAGGAATTCTAGCGCAGAACCACCATGTTGGGTTGCAATTTCTGACAAGGCGATTCTAAGTGATAGTGCTATTCTAAATTGCTCTCCACCACTAAGAGAAGAGAATCCGCAAAGAGCACCGTCCTTCTTTACATTCAAGTCAAGAGTTTCTACTGTAGAAATACCATCGGATCCAACTCTCTGTGTTTCTAGGGAAATTGAGAACTGATCAGAAATAGAAGAAAGAATTCTATTTGCTGTTTTCTGGAGATCTTCAATTACTGCCTCAAGAAGAAGTGCTTGAATTCCGCTCTTTCCAAACATCTTTACCATCTTATCAAAGACTGCCATTTGCTCATTTTTTGAATCAAAAGAATTTTTTAGGTCCTTTAACTCAATCTTCTTTGCTGATAAAGATTCTGTTTTCTCTCTAAGAGATCCCACCTTTATTCCAGCTTGCAATATTTCATCTGAGATAACCTGAAGCTTTTCTTTGCCTGACTTAAGATCATCATGTAGAATTTGAAAATCTTCATTCTTTAGTGAATTCAAAATATCTTCATTTGCAGATATCTTTCTCTTTACTTCTACCATTCTTGAATATAGATCTTCTTTTTCTTCTTCACCAGAAGAAATTTCTTCTTTTAGAATTTCCTTTTGAGAAAGAAGATTTTCAATCTCTTCCTTGCCTCTTTCTATTTCCAGATTATCTGCCCTCTGCTTTTCAAGCTCTTTTTTCAGATCTGATAGGTATTGAATTCTCTTTTCTGAATTTACCTTCTTTTTTGTGTAGTACTCTACGCTTGACTGATGCTCTGAGTGCAACCTTGATGCAATCTCTTCGTTTACCTCTTGCAGACAAACATGACACTTTCCGGTGTGAAGATGAACATCGGATAGCTCTTTTAGCTTTATCTTTGACTGCTGAATTGACCCAGAATATTCAATCCACTCTGTGGACATTTTTTCTATTTTTTGCTCAATATCTGGATCAAAAGATAATGTTTTGATCTTTTTTTCTAATAGGCTTATCTTTGAGGATAGTGAATCGCTTCTTTCCAATCTCTTTGTAAGTGATTGTAATACCTGATCAAACCTGCCTTTTAGATCCTTTCCAGAGGCCTTTAGCGAAGCTATCTCTGCAATTGCCTTATCCCAACTTGCTGTATCAATATTATTTTTCATCTTAAGATACTTTTCAGAAAGTGCCTCTACAGATTCCTGTAGTGCCTCTTTCTCTTTTGATTTTGTCTCAAGTATCTTTGTGGCTAGCAAAAGCTCTGATTCACTGGCAATAAGTGACTGAACCTCTGAGTTTAAAGAGTCGTATCTTGCTTGGTATTTTACAATTTCAGTTTGAACATCTTTTGCTTTTTTCTTTGCTTCTTTTTCAAAAGAGTCCCATTTTGAAATATCTACAATGCTCTTAAGGATTTCTTTTTTCTTTGAAGCTTCAGAAGTTGCAAACTCTGAAATATCATTTTGCCTAAAATAGGCTGAATTTACAAATGTTTTATAATCAATCTTTAAAAGATTGACGATTCTGTCATTTGTTTCTCCTGAGGTTGATCCAGATAGTGACTTCCACTTTCCTTCTGAGTCAAGAGTAAAAAGATCCACTGTTGAAGTAGAGGTGTTTCTTAGCCTAATTCTCTTTACAAGATAGCTTCCATCGCCATGAGAAAATTCAAGCGAAACCTCGCATTTATTTTCTCCCCAAGTTATTACATCGTCCATTGTAGTTGCTCTGGACTTATTGTATAGACACCATAGGATTGATTCCATTATTGCAGATTTTCCAGATCCATTTGATCTGTAATAATCTCCATCAACAGAGCCGACTAAAAGTGCAGAATTAAAAAGTGAAAAGTCTATTTCACTTGACTTATGTGAAAAGAAGTTTTCTAATTTTAGTTTCTTTGGAAGCATTTTACACCATAATCTTTTTTGCTTCTTCTAGAAGCTTGGTTAAGAAATCATCATTAAGGCCTTGGGTTTTTGCAAAAGCTTGAAATACCTCGTAGTCTGTTTTATGAGAAAGAATTTCCTTATCTTTTTCAAGCCTTACCTGCTCAACATCCCATGTTATCTTTGAAACATGGAATGCTCCAGCGGCATATAAGGTTTTTTCTATCTCGCTCCTTGAGAATAAGGCCTGTGTTCCATCCTTTATTTTAATTTTTGCTCTGCAAATTTTATTATCAAGAGAGAACTTTTTAATCTGCTCACTGTAATCCTGAAGATAAGTAAAGGCTGTAGATGAAGAAAGATCAAAAGAAAGATCGAATAGGTCTCTAGTCGGAATCTTGACCTGTTCAAAGTCAGATTTTTCTGAATCAAAAACTAAAAAGAACTTATCAACATCTGCATCACCGAAATTTGTCTTTTCAAGGGAGCCAACATAATAAGCCTTCGGGTTTGACTTTCTAATTCTTCTAAACTCATGATGATGGCCCATTACCACACCACTTAGATTCTTTAAGGAATCTGGTGATACAAGAACTTCGTGCCCACCATAATCAAAGTAATTTCCCTCAAAGAAGAAGTTGTGACCAACGGCTATTGATGGAATATCATCTGGTATTCTCTCTGCCATTTCTTTTAACTGCAAGTTAAAAAGATCCGTACATTCTTTTGATCCGGTACCAGCATACATTCTTTTATCGCGATATGGAATAAGAAGCATGGCTTGAGATTCGCCATTTTTATTAGAATAAATTATTGACTCTGGCTTAAGAAGAATTCTAACGTTCTTGTAGGAGTTTGCCTGCATTGTTGCCAATGCGCTAGTATAGCTATCTCCAGTCTTTCTGTAATCATGATTTCCCATTATGACTACAGTAAAGATATTTGCATCAGAAAGTCTTTTTATTGCACGATCTGCAATCTGAATATGCTCAGTGGTTGGATTTCTTACTTCAAAAAGATCTCCAGTCTGAATAAAGACCTCAACATTGTTTGAAATGCAGTAGTCAATTATAAAATTTAAAGAACGTTCGTAATCATCAACCCTGGTATTTCCACCAGATCCGTTTGCTCTTCCTAATCCAAAGACAGCACCAATATGGGTATCTCCGCAAATTACGGTTTTCATTTTGACTCCAGCATTTTTTTCAATTTTTCATTTAGTCTTTCTATTTTATCAGGATCTTCCTTTGAGCTTTCAAAAGAAATACGATCTATTTTCTTTAGCAATCCAGACATATTGTCTATTTGGCTCGGATTCTTTGAAAGAAACTCTCTAATTATTGAAGATGTATTTAAAAGAATGGGAAAAGCAACTCTCTTTTGCTCTATTACATCCTGATAAGCCCCTGGATTTTTGACCATAGACCTCATTTCAACCATTGCCTCTGAGAATGTCTTGCCGGTGCAAAACATATAGAAGTCAATTGATGAAACGCCTTGATTGCATCCATAACAAAAGAAATTATTATCTCTTGAGTTTATATAGCAAGAAGATGTCTTTTCCTTTCCATGCTTATGGTCTACAGATGGGCAACGACAACGGTAATCAAAGTTACCCGCAGAAGTTGCTTCAAGCTGTATTCCAAACTGTGATGCAAGTTCTAATATTTTTACTTGCTTTGCTATGTCTGTTCTGGATGCAATTTTCATTTTATTACTTAAATATTGAAATTAGGTTTGACCAAAATGAAGTGCCCTTCTGTGGAACATCGACGTTTGCAATATCATTCTTCGCAACCCTAAAATAAATTGGCTCACGACAGGTCTGGTCCATATAGTACGCCATTCCCGGCTCAGTGATGTTTGAGGCAAGAGAAGAATTCATAATAATTCTTGACTCCATATCTGAAGATACTCTCATTGCAATTCTTCCCGTAAAGTTTGCCTTAATTTGACCTGGAAGAATTGATGATGATGGACGCTGCGTTGCTAGGATTACAGAGATTCCTGCGGCTCTGCCCTTTTGTGAAATTGTAAGGATCTTGTTTAGATTCTTTTTGTCAGAAAGGTAAACATCTGACCACTCGTCAACTACCAAGACTTGTGGGCAGATCTTTTGAGAATTCATCATGTTGTTCTGAGCTGCAGAAACATAGCCTCTTTTGCTTAAAATAGAATAAATTGAGTTCATTCTATCTATAATATAATCAAGATTCGTTCCAAAATCGTCTGGATCTGAAACGACTGTGCAACGGTTCCTTTTGCTAAACTGATTAAAGTCCACAATCTTTGGATCGATAATTGTAACCATTGCTCCAGAGGTTAGGAGGCACTCTATCATTACCTTTAGCAGCGTACTCTTTCCTGCGCCGGGGGCACCTGCCACGAGGGTATTAGGTACGGCCCCTTGATCCACTACCAGCGGCCCGCCTAGCGCGGTGCAGCCCAGCACCATAGGGGAGAGGGCCGAAGCGGGCAGGAGGGCTAGGGCTTGACTTAGGAGCATCTGGTCAATGTCCCTTCTTTGGATCGAAATCTTGTAGGAGCCTGCCTGATAATTGATCTCACCGTTTGGCTCGCTAATTGATCCCATGTAAAGAGCAAAGTCTCCAATTGACTTGGAAAGCTTAGATAGCTTTGTTCCAAATTCTGGATATACTTCAAATACGTCAAAAGACCCAACTTGGGTCTTTTTAACTTCTGCAACTTGGATTTTCTGAATGAAGAAGAAGTGCTTTGCTCTCTCTACATCTTTATTCATATTTACCTCTTGAGTTTTTTCAACTCCCTTTCAAGTTCCCTGATCTTGACCTCGTTTTTTACCAGTTCATCCCTAGTTTTTAGGGAGGAGCGGAGCGAAAGAATTATGAGGCCAAATATTCCTTCACCCGGTACTACCTTATCCAACTCGTCAGCCGTTGTCAATAGCCTTGTTAAAATTGATTTGACATTGTTGTGATAGGATTGTGTTTGGTTATCTGGATGAGTTTTGTCAGACAATAACTTCTTATACTCATCTATAACTGCAGAAAACCTAACCTTTGCATCCTGCTTCTTTGCATCCAAATAAGATGAATTTTTTGGAATCTCTATTTCGTCACTCATTTTTTCTCCGGTATTAACACTAGGTAAATTCCACATTCTTTATGCATCTGAAAGAATTTTTGGATCTTCAATATCTTCTCTGGATTAAATATACCAAAATCTCGGTGCAAAAAATTAATAACATTAAATGCTTTATTATAATTTTCTATTGGACCAGAGAAAAGGTCTGCTGCGCTATCTAAGAAGTTCATTAACTTCTGCTGCTTTTCAGCAGGAACTGTAGATAGATCTAGCAGCAGATTATTATTAGAAGAACAATAAACAAAGCCGTCCTTGTCAGCATTTCCGTTGCATCCTAAGTATAAGTTCAATTTCGTCACTGCTTTTCATTATACTAAAGTTTATTAAATTTCATTATATCTTATAAATGATTTCGCATAAACGATAAGATCCTCTGTACCTGCTCCATTGTTATTATTTTTCATACTAATAATGAGAGTGGTTGCTGTAGTACCGTCTGTTTGAAATATACCAGAGAATCTAATTACATGAATATTTGTATTTCCAATTTGCTGAGGATATGTTGCACTAGGATCCTGCTTTGATGCCTCTAGCGGTGATCCTGCTGCATCGCCAGCATGACATGTAAATCCTATTACAGCCTTTGATGTATTTGCGCCTATTGTTCCTGTTCCAGTAGAAAGTATAATATCAAATGTATTTAATGCTGGAGGCGAAACGGTAAACGAAAACATTATTATTCCAGATATTTCTATGGTTTTGTTTTGCGAAATAGAGCCTGTAGCAATGACACTTGCGGTTGAACCCTTTCCTATAGTAAGATCGGAGCCCCTTACAAATGTTGCTTCTGTCATTGAAACTGTTGCAGTATTAGGACTTGTGGTTACTTTTATTCCATTTGAGCCAGTCAAAGTCATGGTAGTATTTCCAGGACTTGCAGTTGTTGGGGCTGTACCGTCTGTAAACGTACTATAGGTATACTGAGATCCAGTGCCGCTATTAAGAGATGTAACGCCAGTATTTGATATTGTTAAGCTATCACCCGGACCATTTACAAGAACTCCAATCCCAGTGCCTGCAATAAATGTGACTGTATCAGTTGCCTGGTCAGCAGTAGCAGTATTATATCCATCAGAGATGGACCCAAATGAATTGTAGGTTATTGCTCCCTTTGCAGTATTAAATGTGGTTACACCGTCATTATTTACTGTTACATTTCCAGAGCCAGAGGTGGTTATTCCTGTTCCAGGAGTTATTGCAGTAACTCCGGTATTATTTATTGTAACATTTCCTGTTCCGGCAGAAACTGATATTCCAGTTCCTGCTATGGCCTGTCGTACACCTGTATTTGATATAGTTACATTTTCACCGGGACTATTGACTACTGCACTAATTCCTGCGCCAGAAATCAATGTAAATGTATCAGTTGCCTGATTTGCAGATGCTATATTATATCCATCTGATATGTTTGCATATGCATTATATAGAACAGTTCCTTTTGCGCCGTTGAATGTTCTTACGCCATCATTTGTTACTGTTACATTTCCAGTTTGCCCAGATACTGTTATTCCACTTCCTTGATTTATTTGTGTAACGCCGGTATTTGTAAGTGTAGCGCTATCTGTATAGCCATCGACAACAAACGATACTCCTGCTCCAGCGTTAATTCTGAAAGTGTCCATTGGCCAATCTGCTATTGCAGTATTGTATCCATCTGTTATTGCTCCAAATGCATTATAAGAGATATCTCCATTGAAGCCATTGAATGTTCTAACTCCATCGTTATCTATCGTTAGCTTGTCAGCTCCAGAATCAACAGTAAGCTTTATTCCGGCTCCTGAGGCAAAACTAATGGTATCCATTGCCTGATCTGCACCTGCTGTATTATAGCCATCGGTAAACGCTCCAAACCCAGTATACGATGATGATACTGTTAATTGATTTGCGCTATTTCTGACTATAGAAACATTGCTTCCGCCAGTAATTGTAACGTTATCAATATAGCCGTCTGTATCTGTTAGTCTTAGGTCTGCTGAGTTGCCAGTCTGGCTACTTTCCGCAGAAACAGAATATTTTGTATTGGTATCAATGTCTGTTGCAGAAAATGTAATTGTATTGGCATCTGTTCTTGTTATTGTTACGTTTGTACCACCAACAAGTGTTACATTATCAGTAGATGCATCAGATCCGGTAAGTCTTAAGTCTGCTGACTTTGGCGTAACATTTGATTCTGCGGAAATTCCATAGGTAGTATTTGTATCATTTGCTGATGCTGAAATCGTAATTTTATTTGCATCAGTCCTAACTATGGTTACATTTGTTCCTCCAGTAAATGTTAAATTGTCCGTATAACCATCAGAATCTATTAGTCTTAGGTCGGCAGAATTTCCAGTTTGACTGTTTTCAGAGGAAACGCCATAAGTTTTTACTTTTACTTTAGTTGTGGCATACTCATAACCATCGACTCTAATTTCGCCATTATCATTATCAATTTCAATTGCCATATTAACCTCTAAAATCTACAAGCAGTTAGGGTTACTGTGGCAACCCAGTTTGATGGAATAAAGTTTGGACCTGGATGATTATCTGATACATTTACTTGAATTATATTAGATCCAACACCTGATACTGTAAGGGTTGCATTTACAAATGGCAGTCCTGCAGTAAAATATGGTGTTCTTGAAATATAGGTTATTACAGGGGAAGAAATAGATCCTACTAATGGTAGGGTGGTTGGGCCAATTGCCAAAGCCTCTAATTTATATGCACCAGCTTCCTGTAATCCTGGCCCCGCGAGCTTTCCAACCAGCATAACACTTACATGATAGGCTGAATTTAAATCCATCTGATAATTTTTACCTATTGGTGTACCATCTACAGATAAAACTAATCCAGGTGCAGCAAATGGATTAATAATACTTCCTCTTACAACATATCTTGTTGTTTGTGCATCACCAACAATAGAGAATTTTCCTGAGGCGTGAGCAAACTCTCCTGATAGCTTTGATATTGCCTCAGAGCCAAAGACTAGTGAATTCTGCCCAAAGACACCGTTGCCCTTTCCAAATACGGCAGCTCCATCTGCTCCAAAATTAGTCAGATTCTGCTGTCCGCCTGAAACAGTATATTTTGCTTTTACTGTATTCTTATTTCCGGCAACAAGAGAGCCTGTTGAATCAGATGTTACTCCACCATCATTATTGATGGCATTCTCTTGTCCAAATGCCGCGCCATAGTTTCCGCGAACATAATTCAAAGTACCGGAAACTATATTTCCATCATCATCAACATCTGACTGATAGCCAGTTACTGCATTATAATCACCCTCAACAAGATTATCTTTTCCTGTTATAAGAGTATTGTTTGCAGTTGCAGTATGTTCTCTGCCGCCGACAAGATTTGTTGAGCCTGCTGTTATTGAGTTTGCCTCGCCCGATACAAGAGATCCTGTCGAGGTAACTGTATTTGAATTTCCAAATACTGCAGAATTATTTGCTGAGGTGCTATTTGAAGCTCCTACAACAAATGAGTTTGTTCCAGAGGCGGTATTTTCTGCACCAGAAGCAAAGGATGCAGTTCCACTAGCAGTGTTATTTCTGCCTAATGCGGCAGAATAATCTCCTCTGTTACTATCATTCCATTGGGTTGAATTTACGCTACCGGCTCTAAATGCACCCTTGCTCTTATCAAACAGAAGTCTTTCATCGCCCTTTCCTGCATCATTCATGTCATCAAGTTTTGATGAACCATAAACAAAGTCCATACCGCCTGTAGTATAGTCTGTATCCATCTGCCTTACTACATCATTGACGGTGTCAGCATCTGTATCTGCGGCCTCAAATGGAGAAGATCCAACAACAATGTCTTCTACTGCGGCATCGGTATATTCGTATGCTGCAGTTAGATCTAAATAATAATATCTTGTTCCATCAATATCTTGATACTCTGGTATTGCAGATGCTTGATCTTCAAACCTTGCCACATTATTTACTTCTACTGCATTGTCGGCAAGATTTTGATGCTGCAACTTTGATTTAACGTGAGCAACAAGATCAATCTTTCCGGCATGGCCATCATAATGATCTCCGTCATGAACGTGACCAGTTAATCTTGGATCATCACTATCTAAAAAAGATCCTTCATAGCTTCCGTATAATCCTCCGAACCAAGAGTTCGCAATATCAGCGGTTACTATTGTGGAGCCAGAAGTATATTTTGTTAATTTTTTAGAGGTTGCCATTTTATTTATTCTTTACTTTATCTTTAATATAAGTAGATGGCTTAAACTTTACAGATAAAAATTCATCCAATACCATTTCTTGCATTGTCTTTGGATTTCTTACTGGCCTTGGCTTCTGCTTATATAGCGTAAATTTTCCAAAATTAACTATAGAAATTTCATTTCCTGAGGAAAGCTCTTCTGTAATGCAATCAAAAAGAACATCGATCATCTGGGAGCTTTCTTTTATTGAAAATAAAGTTTTTTCTGACAACTTTCTTGCTAATTCTTTTTTGTTAATCATTTCTCATATCCTTAGTTTGCTATATATACTATGTAAGTATAAATAGTAAATATAACTAGATTATATCTACATCTGAAAAACTATTCGCATGAGAACTTGACTTTTTTAAATCTTCAGCAAGTTTTTCTACATTTGATTTATAAAACTCTACAATTCTCTTGAACTCTTCATCTTCCATAACTAAGATGTCAATTCCATAGTTTTGATATAGTTTTTTGATTCTTTCTAATATTTTTTCTTCGCTAATTTTCTTCTTCATTATGCTTCACTATATTCTTACAGATATTAATAATTTCTTCTTTTTCCATTTTTTGTTTGAAAGAATTTACGCAGTAAATGCACCAAACTATATTGTCTTTTCTATAACCAAGCTCTGACTTTTTACAATCAAGAGTCATCTTATATGGATCGTGAAGAACTGCTTTGTTTGTTTTTGATATATTCATTTCAAGCCCAGAATAAAAACACCTACCACTTTGAGATATAAACTGATGAATTATGTCATCAAGAGATATCTCAAATGGTAGGTGCTTCTTTGCTGCTCTTCTATTTGCAGCACGATGGGCCTTCTGAAACATCGACAGAGCTTTTTTATCAATTATATTGTTCCAGAATAGGCTCATTTTTATTCCTTAGGCAGACTTATTTAATACGTTTACCATTACTCTCTGGTTTGATTTTGCACCAGCAGCCTTTGCAATTGTTCTAATTGCGTTTGCAATACGGCCCTGCTTTCCAATAATCTTGCCAACGTCTGCTGCTCCGACGCGAACCTCATAAAGTGGACCCTTTGGTGAGCTTACCTCAGAAACTGCTACGGCAGCAGGATCATCTACAATGGCCTTAATCATAGTTCCAATTAGTTCAGAAATACCAGTCATTTTATTCTCCATTTTGAATTTCAATCTTAGTTGTTGTAATTTCACCCTTTGCTGGGATTGTAATGTGCAAGAGACCATCCCTTACAGATGCCTTTGCTGCTGATACATCAAAGTCTTGGCTTATTAAAAAGTTAGTTGAGAAATTTCTTCTAGCAATTCCTCTTACTATTGCTCCCTGATGTATTTTTGGAAGAGAAGAGCTTCTATTGTTTGGAATGTCAATTATAACTTCGCTTGTGGCGGTATCTTCAATTGCTTCAATTTCTTGATTGGCCTTTGTAGATTTAACTATAAGCTCTTGACCATAGTAACAAACTTCAAGATCTTTTTTTGCATAACCAGCTAGGGCAAACTCCATATGGAATCCATCACCATCACACCACTGATCGTACTTTGGAAAAGTACCTGCTGTTCCGACCTTCTTTATGTTTGTGACATCTCTAAAAAACTCATCATCATGAAGTAATAGCTGCACTATCTTTCCAGGAATTGATATCCTACTAGATTTATTTCTATTCATTTTGTTCCTCAGCAATAGATTCAGTCTCTGTTTCTTTTACTATTTGTGTTGCATACCAAGTGCTTTTAGTACTAAAGTAATCAACAATTGAGTATAGCGCCCAAGAAAGCACGCTTACTAGGCCACCAACTATTATTGGTGGTGCAATTTCGGATAGGAAGCCAAAAAAGAACCCTACCCAAAATCCGGTACACATTGGACAGTTTATTAGCTTTCCTAGCACCTGAGAAAGATCCGATATTTTTTCTCTTAGCTCTTCAAAAATAGCACCAGTCGTTATTATTATTGTTATTCCAACTAGCCCTAGGATTATAAGTTCTGTACTCATGATATTAATATACTTTTTTTATCATTGATAATCAAAATATTTTTATATTTTTTCTTTTAAATTTTCATTCAGATTCTTTTTCATCTGTTGTGCAACGTAGATATGCTCTGTTTGGGCATGGGTAGAATCACGAAGCTGAAGATAGTTAAGGAAATCTGGAAGATAAAAGGTGCAGTAAAGCTCTGTCATTCTTCCCTCTGGCAGAATATAGCGAGCAAATTCTCTGAATCGCTTATACTCATCATTTGTAATTCTTCCATCTGCCTTAGCGGTTTTTGAAGCCTGCATCTGCGCTTCATATGTTTTAAAGGCAATACTTGTATTCTTTAGTAGATTGCTAAATTCTTTGTTATGATCTTCTTCCATTAGGTCATTGAAAGCAACATCAATCGCATTTGGTTCTGTTGGAACCATCTTTTTCATAATCTCGGATATATCGCTATAAGTATCAACCATATCCTGATTGAGTGTGCGATACCTTCCGCTGGTCATGTTCCAGCTTCCCGTCCTATGACGAAGCATTTGGACTGCTATGGATAGCGGGCAGCAGATACGCCATGTTGCACGCACATGCTCACGCACGGGTGCGTGGTGAACGTCTACTAACTCAACGGTAATTCCGTTTTCGCCAATAAGACCAGACACATCTGGAGCACCTACGATATAAGGCTCTAGTGCCTTAAATCCATCTACCGTCGATGCAAGCAAAGGATCTTGTCCTTCAAAAATCTTCCAGAAGGTTGTGCTCTTATACTCGCCATTCCTATATGCAGACTTTGCAATCTTTATGAAGTTAAAGAGATCTGTTGTAATATATGCAACCGATCCATCTTCAGATTGAGAAGACTTTACATATGGAGAGGCAAGGAATGGAGCCATTTCCCAATGCTGGTAAGATGCGTCCTCTGATTCCTCTGATGCTGAGAATGAGAAGGTAAGCGTTACCGACTCAAATGGTGAGGTATGATGATTGTCAACCAAAAACTTGGTTACACGAATAACCTCCTCATCTGACTTTGAAGCTGCCTTTGATTCGTCAAGGGTGGAAACCCAAGCCGAATTTGCAACACTTCTTAGATTTCCTGTGATTATTAGATTCATTATTCAACCTTCTTTGCTACAGCAATAACATTCTTTCCTACAAAAATCTTCTTTGCTGCTGCCATTACATCTTCTGCTGTTACTTTTGAAAGCTTACGGTTTGTTGCTGCAATACTTGGAATCTTCTTCTTCATGAAGTAGTGGTCTACACACTTAAGAGCAATTCCTTCTGCTGACTGCCAGCTTCTATAGATTCCTGTACGCATCTTATTCTTTGAACGCTGAACTTCTTCCTCTGTTGGAAGGGTAGTCATAGCCTTCTGAATCTCTGCAAGAATGATGCTCTTTGCCTGCTCCATATTCTGTGGTCTAGTTGAGAAGTGGATTGAGAAAGATCCAGATGTACGGTCTGTTGAGTTACCGGCACCGATTCCATAAACAAGGTTTGCTTTCTCTCTTACCTCTTGGAATAGTCTGCTATCCATACCATCACCAAGAATATTTCCTAGGACTGCTGCTGCATATACCTCCTTGGAGCCATACTTGAATGAAGGCCAAGCCCAAATAACGTGAGCTTGCTCTAGATCGTTTCTTGGAACCTCTACAGTAAGAGTCTTCTTTACCTTCGTCTTTTCTGGCGTAAGAAGGAAGTTTGCCTGTCCATCCTGCTCACCAAAGTATTTGGTAATAACTGCCTCTGTCTCTGACTGCTTCATTGGAGCACAGACAGAGATAAGCATATTCTCCTTCTTGTAGAAGGTAGAGAAGAAGTGCTTTAGGTGATCTAGCTGGATTGCATTAATTGACTCCTCTGTTCCAATTACAGGGCGAGAAAGATAGTTTGAGTAGAACTTACTTGCAAATTCCTTTCCAAGTGCTCGATTAACAGAGTCATTTCCAGATGCAAGCTCTTCTAGGATTACCTGCTTCTCCTTGTCAAACTCAGACTCTGGAAAGGCTGGATTTGTCACCATATCATGCAGAATCTCTACTCCAGCCTCAAAGTGATCTACAGGTAGTGTGATAAAATATACAACCTCTTCATGTGAGGTATAGGCATTTGAATCACCGCCATAAAAAGCAATCTGGCGAGAAAGCTCAAAAGAATCGCGAGTAGGAGTACCCTTGAAAAGAAAGTGCTCCAAGAAATGTGCGCTACCATCCGGTACGCCAGCCTCTCGCTCTAATGCTGCTCCAGCCTGAAATGCAACCGCGATTGTAGCTAGCTTTGATGGATTCTTGTTGATAATGAACTTCATTTTTACTCCTTAAGGATAATACTTTATTTTTTTAATTTTGATAGATACAAAAATAGCCGGGAAGATTTTAACCTACCCGGCTATTTCTCAGATCACTTCTTCTTCTGTTCGATCATTACCTTCTTGCCGAAGGTGATGTGATTGAAGTGATGCTCGTTAGCCTTAACGCCACACCACATTACGCGACACTTTGGCTTTGGAACACCGATACCGAAGCCACCATCTGTCATGATGATTAGACCATCGTAGTGCTTTTCGTCTGCCATTCGGAGAACGGGATCGACGTTTGTTCCACCTCGGCCAACTATGCCAAGCCTCTTTACCTTCTTCTCAAATGGCTTTGGGTCAGACTTGATCTCATGGTCAAACTGAAGTAGATCTACCTTGACATGGGAGATCATGCCATTCAATTCCTGCAGGAAGTATTCTAGCTCTTGATCTGAGACAGAGCCGGAGGTATCAATCGCAACAAGAATCTTGCTGGTGTAGTCTCGCTTAGAACCTGGGTCTTTGTAGCCGAAGCGACGGTTAGGACGCATACGGGTTGACTTTCGACCCATCATGATAATCTGATTGATGAAGTAACGAACCTCACGCTTCCAATTTACCACAGGCTTGTTTGCAGCGATGATCTGCTGAGCAAGGTTACCGGAAATATCTCCCCAACCCTTAGCTTCTTGGGACTTAATAGCCTGTTCTGCGATATTACGAACCTTCTCCTTGATAATATCGTCGTCGCACTCACCCCACATTTCGTGGTCGTCTACAAGCTCTCCCTTGCCTTCAAGGGCACCCTCTCCCTTCTCCTCCTCTTCCTTCTTAAGCTTCTCGTAGTACCACTCAGAGGACTCGTTATCTGGAAGCTGGAAGTTCTTAGGATAGAGGGCACCCTCTGGTAGACCCTCGATATGACAGTTGATTGCCATATCTGCTGCGTAATTGTAGCCCTTCATGTTGTAGTTGAAGTATTGATTACGAGAGATATGATGAAGAAGAACGTGGAGAGCCTCATGCTTAAGGACTGCACGAAGCTGAGTGTAAGTCATCTTCTTCACAAAGTCTGGGTTGTAGTAAAGAGCGAGGTCAACACGGCGAGTAGTGCCGACTGCCATTGTTGGCAAGTCCTTTCGCTCGATCTTGTTCAGATAGAGGAACACTGTACCGTAAAGTGGATAGAGAAGAACAAGAGTGGAGATTGCGGACTCGAGATTGTCACGCGCGGCACGATCATACGACATAATTTCTCCTTGGAATGATTGGTGTTCTATAAAAAGAATAAGAGGGGGAGGGGATACCTCCCCCTCTTATTGAGGGCAGACTCTAGTTCTTAGAGTCGATGCCGTATACCTTGCGGAGAACCTCGCAGAAATCTGCATCGGACTGCCAAGGCATAACGATCTTCTTCGTCTTTGGATTGGAGAGAAGAGAAGTCCAAAGGTTAGAAGCAACGTCCTTTGGAACCATAGCAAAGAACTTCTTAAGAGCCTCTGTCTGCTTCTCCTTCATCTTGGCGGCAGAGCGACCTGCAACCTCGTCAATGATGGAGTTAGCGAGAGCGGCGATTACCTCGATATCTGAGCAGGCAGCCTCGATCTTTGGCTCCATCTCCTCAAACTTGTCAAGAACATCTGCTGCCTTAAGCTGAGAGAATTCGTTAGTCATGAACTTCTGGAACATAACTGCGACCTCTCGACCAACCCAGCCCTTAGCGATCTGAGTTACCATACCATCTGTATCATCCGTGAGATTCATGGCGATGATGGTATCGGAAAGAGCAGACCAAGAACGACGAGAAGGATAGACGCGACCAGACTCGATGTTACCGACCGGAGGATCGAGAAGGTTCTGATTGCGAGCAACAAACTCTACAACAGCAGGGTGAACCTTGGCGGAACGTGCCCAATCAATCCATTCCTTTGGAGTAGGATCGAAATCGATCATAAACCAACGGTCAAGAAGAGCTGGATCCATCTCGACAACATCGTAATCATCATCGGCGTTAACTGCCGCTACA